ACCTTGTTCGTCGACGACGGCTTCGAGTTGAGCGTCGCCCAGAAGGGCGCGGCGCAGGAGAACTCCGTCGCGGGGACGCCGGCCGAGGCGAACTGGCTCTGCACGAGCGTCCCGAGGACGGACTCGGCGCCCGGGTTCGTCGCGAGCGCGTAGAGGATCGTGGTCCCCGTCGTCCCGAGGAGGGCCTGGAACCAGCCGTTGTAGCCGGTCGGCGTGCATCCCGCGATCTGGAACCATTGTCCGGGCAGGACGCCGTGGTTCGTCGTGGTCGAGGCCGTGACGACGCCGCCGCTCCAGGAGATCGCGGTCAGCGCGTTCGCCGGCCACACGCCGTACGCTGGCGCCTCGATCAGCGCCTGCACGCATTTCATCTGCGCCGTGTACGCCTTGTACGTCGCGAGCGTGGTCGTCGTGTAGAAGTAGGTCTTCGACGTCACGGCCTCGAAGCCCGCGAGGAAGGTGAGGTACTGGCTGACGGCGTCCCAGAAGCGCGGGACGAGGTAGCTGTAGAAGATCCCCGGGTTGGCCGTGATCCACGTGCTCAGGAACGAGACGCACGTCGACGCCGGGCCGTAGCCGAGCTCGAGCACCCACACCGCCTGGGTCGACCCCTGGCCGAAGAACGTCGTCGCGCGCTGCGTCAGGCTCGCGACCTGCTCCGGGACCCACGTGCCCGGGGCCGTCTCCGCGCCGGGGTTGGCCGCCAGCGCGTAGGTGAAGGTCGAGGCGCCCGTCACGGTGACCGGGAAGGTCCCGTTGTAGCCGGCGGGCGCGGCGCCGGCGATCGTCACGTTCGTCCCCGTCACGAGGCCGTGCGGCGCGGTGGTCGTGGCGGTGACCACCCCGCCGGACCAGGCCAGCGACGTGATCGCGGCCGCGCCCACGAGGAGGGGCGTCAGGTCCGCGAGTTGCGTGAGGAGGGAGTAGGTGCCCTGCGAGGTGATCGTCCCGCCGCAGGAGACGAGCGCGCCGCTCTTCTGCAGGGCGCTCGGCTGAGGAGCCACCTGCTGCTGCGCGTTGACGTTAACGACCGGGTTCGTCATGCCGTCCCCTCGCTCCGTTCAGCTTCCCCCGCGCTCTTCGCGGATCACGACAGGCGGTAGAGCGTCCAGGCCCCGGCCGCGGTCTTGCGGGCGCGGAAGCGGCCGGCCGACTTGGTCGTGGCCGCCGAGTTGGCCGCGACGTCCATGTCGCCGACGAGCGTCCAACCGGTGTTCGTGGTGATCGAGGCCGACTCCGCCGCGACGGCCGAGATGTTGACGACCGAGAAGTCGAAGGCGTCGTTCGCGACCGAGTTCGGGAGCGCGGTGTCCATCGCGGTCGCGAGCGGGAGCTGCTGCGCCGAGGCGCCGGCGGCGCCCTGGAGGACCGTGATGATCCCGGCGAGGACCTGGGCCGCGGTGAGCGTCGCGGAGACCGTGGCCGCCGTCGGGGCCACCTGGTGGACGAGCTTCACGCTCCGCTCGACGAGGTTGCCGTCGAGGCCCGTGCCGTCGTGGGCGCCCGCCGTCAGGACGACGTCGCCGCCGTTCCCGTTGCTGCCCGCGCCCGCCGCGCCGCCCGAGACCTTGGCCGCGCCGCCGTTGCCCCCCGCGCCGGTGCCGCCGGGAGCGCCCGCCACGTCGACCTCGCCTCCCGGGGAGGTCGCGCTCGCGGCGGCCTGGCCGGTGATCGGGAACGGGGTCGCGCCGCCGGTGATGGCGGTCGGCGCCTCCGAGCCGTGGACGGAGATCGTGACGACCCCGGTCCCCGCGGCGGGGTTGATGCTGATGCCTGACCCGGCAACGATCTGAGAGACGAACAGCGTGGTCTTGACGGGCTCTTGCGGCATCGGTTCGGCTCCCCTTCCCTCGTCGGGATTCGTCTAGGCCGAACACTTTTACAGCAAACCGCCCGTGGCAGCAATGAGAAGCCCGTCACGCGACGTTGAAGCCGACGATCGAGGACTTCATGATCTGACGCGCGATCGCGCTCATGCGGCTCTGGAGGTAGGAGACCCGAAACTCGACGGTCTTCTTCTGCGCGAGCGTGCCGAACTCCGCCTGGGTGCGCTTCTCGTCCCTGACCGTCGGGACGTTCATCAGCCCGATGGCCTCGACGTTCGCCGAGTACTGGTAGACGGCGTCCAGGAAGGTCAAGGCGTCGTCGCTCCTCAGCCCCCACAGCGTGACCTTGACCGTGTCCGCGCAGAGCTGGAAGTGGGAGGAGCTGGCCGTGATCGTCGGCGCCGAGGCGAGCGCGTCCGTCGCTCCGGGCTCGATGTGGACGGAGCCGAAGGGGGGCGTCTCGTTCATCGGCGTCAGGTCGGACGGGTAGAGGATCAGGCCGGCCGGCAGAGCGAAGCCGAACGGCGGCGCGTAGGAGTTGAGCGCCAGCCAGGCGGGCAGGCTGTTGGAGACGACCTGCCGCTGGTCGAACCCGGAGAGGTCGTCGATCACCTGCGTCGCCATGTCGGGCAGGAGCGCCGTCCCGACGTAGTGCCACAGCCCCGCCTGCAGGTAGCGCGAGGACTGGGAGGAGAACGCCACGCGCAGCGGCGGCCCTCCCGGGGAGATCGCGAACGTCCCTATCCAGGTGAAGCCGGGCGCCATCACGTTGAAGGCGTTGACCTCCTCCTCGGCGGTGAAGACCACGCGGTTGGAGGCGTAGAACTCCTCCGGGTCCTGGTGGAGGTCGGTCGCGTAGTGGACCGACCCCTTCACGATCAGCGTCGGCGGCGAGCTCGGGAGCATGCTCGGCGCCTGGTTCGGCGCGAAGCGGTTCAGGAGCGCGCGCCCGAGGAGCGCGGAGGGCTGGACCAGCTGCTCGCGCACCCAGAAGACGGAGCCGTCCAGCGGGAGGACGAGGCGCGCGTAGCGCGCGAAGGTGATCTCCTGGTTGAGGGAGATCGCGTCGACGCCCGCCGCGAGGTCGGAGCCGAACGGCGTGGGCGCGCCGGTCGACTCGGTGACGGTGCTCATGCTGACGCGGGCGCGGGCCTCAGGTACGCCCACCCCGCCTTCGTCAGGTGGGAGGTCGGCCACGCCAGGCGGTTGCCCCGCTCAGGCTGGAGCGATTCCCACGCCTGGTCGGCGGCGACCCACCGCATCGCGAGCGGCGGGTGACCGCCGGGCGGCCGCATCAGGTGGATCGTGCCGTCCGCCGTCCCCCTGGGCGGCGCGCAGTTCTCCTTGCCGTCGCACCCCGCGGGGAGGTCGGGAGGGCCGGCGTGCGCGACGTAGCCGAGCCCGGGGACGAGCTGGTGGTGCGTCTTGCGTCGGTGAGCGACGTCGCGCGGGACGAGGAAGGCTGGCTGAGGGCGAAGGAACATGGGGACCTCCCGCGCCGACTATAGGAGCGTCGCCGCGCTCAGTCTATCCACGCCTTGAAGCTCGCGACGTAGAGGCCGGTGTCGACGAAGCTCGGGCGAGCGGAGCGCCGCGCGTAGGGCCGCTTGAACCGGTGCGAGACGCCCCGGAGCGCGGCCTGCGTCGGCACGCCCGGGATGCCGACCTTCTCGATGTCCTTCGACGTGATGAAGGCCCGGAAGCGGTCCTCGACCTTCGAGATGCCCGAGCCGAACGGGGCGAGCGACGGAGGCCCGCCCATCAGCATGGTCTCGATCGAGCCCTGGAGCGCGTCCTCGAGGTCCCCGACGATCTCCTCGGTCTTCTCGTTCCAGAAGACCTCCATCGGGTGGTAGCGGTCCTCCAGCCACCCGGCGACGTCGCCCGTCGTCTTCGTTCCCGCGCGGCCGGCCGCCGCCTTCGTCCGCGCGCGGGCGGAGTAGGGGAGGTCGACGACGCCGAGGTGGAGGGTCAGGCTCAATTGTACAGCGCCGTGATGTTAGCCGCGGCGCCGCCCGCCGCGATCGCGATCAGGCCTTGCGCGAAGTAGGCGCCGATCTCCGGGGACGCCTGGGCCGTCGTCGAGTAGTTCCCGATCGGGACGTTGACGTTCCAACCGGTGTGGACGCCGCTCTGGGAGCCCGACGTGTTGACCTGGTTCGTCCCCGCGAGCGCGTGCGCCTTCGTGTCTGAGACCGCGAAGGTGTTCGTCGTCAGGTTCGCGTCCTTCGCCACGTAGTAGATCGTCCCCGCCGTCAGGCCCGTCGGGAGCGCGCCCGTGGTGGTGAACTCCACCGCCTCGCCGCCGACGAAGCCGTGCTTCTGCCAGGTGAAGACCCCCGGGCTCGCGAGCGTGACCGTCACGACCGCGCTCAGGCCGTCGTAGAAGGCCGCGGACGACGTCGTCCCGGCCGTCCCCACGTTGAGCCGCTGGAGGATCCCCGCGCTCGCCTTGACCTGGAAGTTCCCGTTCGCGGTCATGTTGAAGGGGAAGGCGCCGTCCCTGAGCGCCGGCGGTCCGCCGGAGGGTCCGAAGATGTTGTTCGGCTGGCCCATGTCAGTTCATCCCCCAGGTGCTCGGTCCGTAGCTCTGCGCGAAGGCAAGGTACTGCCGACCGTAAGGCGTCTTCAACTGCTGCAGGTTCGCGAGCGTGAAGTTCTTCGCCGCGTCCTGGACGACCATGCTGTTGCCCGATCCGTTGTCCGAGCTCGACTGGATCACCCCGGAGACGAAGCCGTTCAGGTTGAGCTGCTTGCGCGTCCAGGCGAAGAACGGGAGGCCCGGGTTCGTCGGGTCCCCCGCCTTCCCGCTCCCCGGGACGATCGGCGCCTCGGGGAGGTCCTGGGCGTAGTTCAGGAGGTTGTCTCCCGCGAGGTTGTAGACTGCGAGCGCGTAGACGGAGAGGCCTCCGCCGTTGAGCTGCGCGCCCGTCGAGTCGAACTGCGGGATCGAGACCGACTGGAGGGACGGGTTCACGATCGCGAGCGCGACCGCGAACGCCATGCCGATCACCGGGGAGTTGTCCGGCAGGATCGCCGTGCCGATCCCCATCGTGGTGCGCACGAAGGTCAGGAACCCGGCGAGCGTCGGCTGAAGCTGCGGCATGTGTGCCCGCTCCGGGCGGGGCGTTACTTCCCGCGCCGCCCCTTGTTGCCGCCCTTCGGCCTCGCGGTGCCGGCCGCCGCGTCGACCTTGTAGCCCTCCGCGATCGTGCTCTCACCCGCCTCGCTCTGCTCGAGCTGCTCGAAGGAGACCTTCACGTTCGGCGGCTCCATCTCCTCGCGGCCGGTGCGCGCGGCCTCCGCCGCCGCCGCGTGGACGACGAGGTCGTTCACGGCGACCGCCGCGCGCTTGCGGCGCAGCGAGCCCTCCTCGCGCAGCAGGGCCGCGTTGCGGTCCGTCGCGAGCTTCATCACGTCGAGCGGGACGGGCTTGTTCAGGTTGAAGACGAAGGGGACCTTCTCGCGCGTCTTCTTCACGTCCTCGGCGTCGCACAGGCCCGGGTTCTTGGAGAGCTGGCCGATGATCTCCATCGCCTGGGACATGTGCATCTTCCTCTGCCCGAAGGGGACCTGGCGCCCCGACGCGATCGGCATCTGGCGCGGCGCCTCGAAGCGCCTGTTCTCGTCCTTCACCGTGCCGTCGTCGTTGAAGCGGGTCCGGTAGTAGAGGATCGCGTTCTGCATCGTGCAGTTGGCGACGTAGAGCGTGACGTACTCGTTCGCGGTGCTCGGGGCGGTGTCCATGGCCTTCTCTCTCCCTGTTTGAAAACGACGAAGGGGAGGACTGGCTGCGGCCGCGTCCTCCCCCTCCTTCTACACCCCCCGCCTGACGGCGGAAAGATGGATCACTGATACTGCATCGACACGATCGTGAGCGCCTGGGAGCGCGGCGCCCACCCGGAGGTCAGACGCCACTCCTGCAGGAAGTCCGTCGCGCCGCGCGGCAGCGGCGACGTGATCTCCCGCGGCGCGGCCATGTCGCAGTACTGGGTGAGGCAGACGTTCGCGCCGGGCTTGATCTTCGCGAACTCGTTCGTGTTCACCGCCGGGTTGCCCGGGGGAGCCTCGACCTCCGGCATCGCGATGATCACCGCGTCGTTGCCGCCCGCGCCGGCGCCGATCAGCGTGTCGTCGTACGACCAGGTGAGCGAGTCGCCGTTCGCCATCAGGATCTCCTTCAGCGTCCCCGCCGTGGAGGTCGTGCCGGCGCCCTGCCGCTGGAATTGGACCAGCTGGACGACGTTGTACTCGAAGAGGCCGAGCGTCCGCTGCGGGCCGAGGATCGTGAACTTCTTGCCGCGGCCGAGCTGGTAGGTCCGCGTCTTGACGTTCAGGATTTGCTGCGCGAGGAAGAACGCCATCTGGCCGTTGTCGTAGGTGACCACGGTGTCGTTGCCGTTCGAGTCGGGCGGCAGGTTGACCAGCGTCGCTCCAGAGGCGTTGAGAAGACCCTCGCCGAGCTGCGGGTTCATCCCGAAGAGGTTCGCGTCGCGGGCGAGCTGGAAGTGCGCCTGACGGCCGCCGAGGCGGTAGGCCTCCGGGACCGCGAAGCCCCACCGTGAGCCCGCCGCCACGTCGTGGTGGTTCCACTCCGCGCCGACCTGGAAGAGGTAGGTCGGGGTCGAGAGCATCGACGTCATGATGTCGACGCCCGGGAGCTCGTTGTAGGAGGCGCCCGCTCCCGCCGCCATCTTCGTGCGGACGTTCATCTGCTTCATGTAGACCAGCAGGTCGTCCTCGGCGAGGCGGACGCGCAGCTGCTCGTCGGCGAGCGTGTCCACGAACCCCGACACCTGATTGTACTGGATCAGGTACTCGGGCTCGATGAAGGACGGGTTGACCGTCACGTAGGCGTGGGCCTGGATCGTCATGGTGGCTCCCTAAAAAACCCCGGCGCAGCGCGCCTTCCCGTTTCCCCGTTGACCGTCAGATTTGGATGACGGCGCACGCGCCGTTGAAGTTCCAGGTCGCGAAGCCCGTCGCCGCGGCGTAGCTCACCGTCTCGCAGTTCGTGGCCTGCACGTCGAGCACCTTGCACGGGAGCGCCTGGCTGGCCGCGCCGCCGACCGTGGCGCTGCCGCCCGTGATCGTCGAGGCGCCGACGCCGACCGGACCCTGGAGCGTGACGCCCGTGCCCGACGCGGTGAGCGCGGTCCACGTGCCGTCGAGCGAGGCGAAGGCGCCGGTGCCGGTGAGCGAGGCGAGCGTGACCGAGTCGCCCGGGCCGAACGTGACCGGGGCCGACATGACCAGCGTGATCACGCCGGTCGTGTTGTTGTAGGTGCCCGAGGAGACCGTCAGCGTGCCCTCGAAGGGGATGAGCAGCTGGTTCGTGAAGTCCCACGAGACCTGGGCTCCGATCGGGCCGCCCCGGAGGTCGACCAGGATCGGGTCGCACGCCACCGCGATGCGGGCGAGCGAGCCGAGCGGATACCAGTTGACCTGGCCGCTCGGGCCGATCAGCGGCACCGGGGACTGCGGCGACGTGATCATGTTGTAGGCCTGGTCGAAGACCGAGAAGCCGGCGAGGGGCTTCGCGGCGTCGTTCAGGCTCAGCGCGCGGCCGACGATCGGGCCGAGCGTGTAGCTCGGGTTGCCCGAGCCGCCCGGGACGTTCGCGAAGACGCCGACGCCGCCCCACATCGGGAGGGTCTCCGTCGTCGCGAGCAGGCCGCCGCGCAGACGGTGGCGGGTCGACGGGTCAGGGTACGCGGTGCCCTGGCGCAGGCCGTCCGACTTCGCGGTGAAGAGGCCCGCGTTGCCGACGCTCGTCTGGTACGGGTTGATCGTGATCTGGGTCGACATCTTGGCGCTGCTCCTCGGAGGCGGTTCGCGGTCTGGTCCCTGTTCAGGCGGGTCGGGTCAGGTCAGTGCGGGCGCCCCGGGAGACCTTTCCAGTCGCCCTCGGCCTTCAGCTTCGTCGCGCCGGCGAACTGGTCCATCCACGCGCGCGGGCTCCCGTGGAACTCGCGGACGGTGTGGCCGCCGTCGCCGCGCTTCACGACCTCGCGCAGCTGGCCGACCGGGACGGTCGACGGGTCGCGCGCGGTCTTGATCGCCTGCTCGTAGACCTGGTCTCGCACCACGCCGAAGGAGGCGTCGTCGGCGAACGCCGTGCCGAAGGCGTCGTCGGTCACCTTGGCCCAGGTCGGGCTGTGCTTGCGCAGCGCGCGGACGCAGCGGCGCTCGTAGATCATCGGCGTCTCGCCGTTCTGGGGGATCGGCGCGCGCTCGCCGAACTCGCGGAAGACCTCGTCGGCGCGGGCCTGACACTCGATCATGGTGAAGTGGACCGCGTCGCCGACCGCCTTCGGGATCATGGCCGTGATCTCCTCGAGCCGCTTCTTCGTGCCGTCGAGGTCAGCCTTGAGGGCGGCGTCCGCCTTGGCGGCGTCGGCCTTCTCCTTCTCCTCCTTGGCCTCCTTCTCCTCGGCGTCCTTCTTGGCCTTGTCGGCCGCGAGCTGCTCGGGGGTCTTCTGCTCGGCGTCGCGGCGCGCGCGCTTCGCGTCCTTCTTCGCCTGCTTCTCCTTCGCCGCCTCGTCCCAGGCGTCCATGCGCTTGGCCAGGCCGCCGACCGCGTCCGCGATCGCCTTCAGGTCCTTGTTGGAGGTCTCGGAGTCGCGGCGCGCCGCGTCGGCCTTCTCTTTCTCGGCCTTCTCCTTCTCCTCAGCGTCCCGCCGCGCGGCGTCGGCCTTTTCCTTCTCCGCCGCAGCTTCGGCGTCCTTCTTGGCCTTGGCCTCTTCCTCGGGCGTCATCGCTGAGTCCCCTCGTGATTCGGAGCGCACCCCCGTGGGCGGCCCGCCTTTGTCCCAGACACCTTGCTCGCACACACACACGTGGTCGAGCAAGCTCGGCTTACCCTCGATCAGCAGCGTCGACCCGTCCTCAAGCTGGACCTTGGCGTTGACGCTGACGTCCCGGAAGAAGACCGCCGGGGACGTCGAGAGCTGCTTCTCCTCCATGTCGGAGGCGGCGGGATCGTCGTAAATCCGCGCGACGCCCCAGACCTCGTTGCCTGCAATGTACGGCAAAACGATCGTGCCGACAACTCTCTCGGCGAACTCGTCGGAATTGAGCAGCGCGCCGGCCGGGTGAAAGCCGTCCTTCTTCGTGCCGTTACGCTTCAGGTAGACGACCGGGAGGCCGTTGCAGCGCGCGAGGAAGTCGTCGTTCAGGTAGTTCTCCGGGCCGCGGTAGACGTACTCGTCGAGCGCGTTCCGGTAGGCGACGCCCGTCCCGGTGATTCGGATCGCGAAGAGCGTGACGTTCTCGTACCGCTGCGGGGAGGAGAGGCGGCCGTCCGCGATCGCGCGCGCCACCGCCGTCTCGTCCATGCCGATTCGGTCGAGCGAGATCCTGGTCCCCGGGTGGAGCGGCTCGGGCGGCGCGAGCACCGGCGCCCACGCCCAACCCTCGTGCTCCTCGTTGAGCTCGGGCACGAACTCGTTAGTCACGCGCTGGACGAAGGTCGTGTAGTCGGCCGCGTAGGGGTCCTCCGGGTTGGACGGAGGGAGCTGCGGCGCGCCGGACGAAACAGGGAGAATCGCCGGCGCGCCGTTGCCCGCCACGCCGACCGAGACCGACGCGGAGCCCTTTGTCCTGGTGTGGAAAACGCGCGTGCCCTCGGGCAGGAAGCCGATCTCCTCGCGGGTCTCGCGGACGGCCGCGTCCTCCGGGCTCTCGCCGTCCTCGAGGTGACCTCCGGGGAAGTCCCACTCTCCCGGGTGACCGTGGTCGGCATTCGTCGCGCGCTTCAGGAAGAGCGCGTTGCCGAGCATAGACAGGAAGAGGATGCCTGCGGCCTTCTTCATCAGTGTCCCGCGGGCGTCGCCCGGTCCATCTCTCGCTCGGCCGCCGAGTACTCGGCCTTCGCCGCCAAGAAGGCGGCGTCGCTGATCTCCTTAGCGCGATACGCGCGCTGAGCCTCACGGAATTTCGCGGAGGCCGTCTTGAAGGCCGAGAGCGCGGCCTCGTAGGCGGGGGAGTTCGCGTCGACGTGGACGCCGCCGATCACCCGGTGGTCGTCGCCGCGCGTCTCTCCCGATGCCGTTCTCCATACGCGGTCTCCGGTGAGGTGACCCTCTTTATCAACGGATTCATATTCTGCTGATTTTTCTCCGCTGGCGCGATTGGTCCCCTTCTTCCCGGTGGCGTAGTAGTGCTTGCCTTTCCAGGTGAAGTCGGTGGGAAAATCAGTAGCGTCTGAGCGCGTCAGCCACCCCGTCGGGAGCCACCCGGCCTGCTTCGCGTAGGCCCGGTCGAAGTCGATGGTCTCCTGGTCGAAGACGTTGCGCGCCGCCAGGAACTCCTTCGCGGAGAGCTTCCCCTCCTTCCACGCGCTGTGCGCGCTGCCGTAGGCCTTCACGGCGCGGTCCCGCTCCTGCATGAGGAGCGCGTAGTCCGGGCTCGTCACCGCGTCGGCGCGCCCGCGCCACCCTTGCATGAGAGAGTGGATCAGCTTCGCCTCGCCCTTCCCGATCCGCCGGCCCGCGCGGTTCGACGCCTCGATCGCCTGCTGGACCGCGCTCGCGTTGTAGTAGTTCTCCTTGCTCGGGTCCTCGCTCTGCGTCCCGCCGTAGCGGTGGAACCTCTTCACGTCCTCGGCGTCGCGCCTGGCGCACGCGTCGTCGAAGCGGTCGCACATCGCCGCCACCGCGTCCGCGAGCGCGTCGATCCCGCTGAAGGTCCCCGCGTTCTTGCCGGCGTAGAGCACGCTCTTCCCCTTCTCGGCCCCGTACTCCGCCTCCAGGTGCTCGAGGATCTTCTCGCCCTTCCCGGTGAGCGGCATGAGGGTCAGCCCTTCGCGATGATGTCGGCGGCCGTGCGGCTGGCGGCCTCGACGTGGGCGCGCTCCGCGAACTCGGTTCGTTCCGCCACGTCGCCGTGCTCGACCTGCCGGAATATCCACACGCCTTCGTCCTCGTCGCGGCGAAGCTCGACGTCGCCGACTAGGTTCAGGGTGATGGGGAAGGCGAAGCCGGCCGGCTGGTTGCCCTCGCTGTCCTGGGCGACGAAGCCGGCCTTGCTCAGGCGGTCCCGAAGCGCGGGCGCGATGAGCTGAAGCTCGCGGTCGGTGAGGCGAAGCTCTTTCACGGCGGGACCCTCCGCCGGGCAACATACGCGAATCGGCGCGAGCACGCAAAAAGGGCCGCGCCCCCGGAGGAGCGCGGCCGTCGTTCACGCGCGGGACGCCACCCGGACCCGGGTCGCGCCGTTCTCGCTGAGCTTCCACTCGATCCGCGTCACCGCTTCGATCCCGACGCGCAGCTCTTCGAGCGTCTCGACCATTCCCAGGTAGCCGCACCACGGGTGCCGCTCCTTCACGATGTGGGTCCGTCCCTTCCCCTTCTCGTAGACGACGCGCGACGCGATGTCGTCGCCCGAGATTTGATAGAGGGACCACCCGCCGCGCGGCCATACATCGTTCGGCTCGCACCACTGAACGTGGAAGCTGCCGCACCACGCCATCGGCCGCGCGCTCTCAAGATGGATCGTCATCGATTCCTTCTCCCTGTTTTCAAACAGCCCGCCCGGACGGGTTCGCCCGCGCGTGGGGAGGACTTTACCAAATCGACTTTCCCGATTTCGCGATTCGCGACCGCGCGTGACGCGGATCGCCTACGATTCAAGGTGTCGGATCGTCCGATCTGAAAAACTGGACACGGGAAATTGGCTGCGCGTCGGGGGTGGCGCGAGGGGGTCGCGCTCGGGAATCGCTACGACGTGCGAGTAACAATTCGTGATCTCGGCCCCTCTCGCACTCCGCGAGGAGAGCCTCCGCCGCGCGCCTGATCCCGGGTCGGACGCCGAGGTCCGCCGCGATCTCGCGGAGGAGCCAGGAGTACGCCCCGCTCACGGCGTCAGCGCGGGCTCGAGCGACGGCTCGTGAATCTCGCAGTAGCCGCCGGGGTCGATCTGACCCGCCACCGCCGTGCACGAGAGGGCGCCGGCGAACATCGTGCAGCCATCGCATCGCCGCCCCTGCGGGCGCGGGGAGAACGGGCCGACGTAGCGGACCGACGCCTTCGAGACCTTCTCCGCGTCTGCCCTCACCGCGTCGCCGCGGGCGAACCGCGCCGAGCGGACCTCCTCGATCCCGCGCGCGGCCGTCAGCGCGGAGCGCCCCTTCGCGGTCAGCATGTCGTCCGGGAGGTCGCGCAGATTGTAGAGGTAGACGTACTGGCAGCGGCAGAACGGCTCCTGCGCGGGCTTGGTCACGTCGTCGGTGTAGCCGGCGTCCCCGGGCTTCACGAGGCCCGCGCGGTGGGCCCAGGATCCCTTGATCAGGAAGACCTTGTCGTCGCGCGCCTTGTGGTCCTCCCGGTAGTCGTAGCCGGGCTGGCGCCAGAAGCTCCGCCACCGCCCCGCGATCGCCCCGCCGTCGGTCGCCACGATCTCATTGAGCGAGGAGACCAGCTTGTGCCCCTGGTCGACCAGGACGCGCCGCTCCTGGAAGGGGAGCGAGCCCATCGCCTTCTTCTGCTCGGCCCTGACCTTCGCGCGCGTCTCCGCGTCGGTCCCGCCCTTCGGGATCGACGTGGACCAGCCGGCGAACCGGCGGAGCGTCTTCTCGACGGCCTCCTCCCGGTTGAGCCTGATCAGGTCGGCGGACGCCATGATGCGCCGGTCGAGCTCGGAGCGGAGCGCCGGGCGGATGCGCTCCAGGGTGAACCGCTCCACCCCCGGGTTGAAGCGGACCAGCTGACCCCGGTCGACCATCTTGCGGTAGGTCGCCGCCAGGCCGCGCCGCAGCTCGTCCTCGACCGACTGAGGGGAGACGAGCGACCGCTCCGCGGCGACGCGCAGCTCCCGGGTCCACCGCTGGACGCGCTCGACCGAGTCGAAGCCGTGCTCGAGCATGTCCTCGATCGCGGCGGTCAGGACCTCCTGGAAGGAGCCGGTCGCCATCAGAACGGCCTCCGCTTCTTCCTCTTCGGCGGGGGATCGTCGTCGAGGAACTGGTCGTAGTGCTCGATCCGCACCACCGGCAGGATGATGACGATGGCGCTTTGCGCCCGCTCGGCCTCGCGGTCGCGGGGCGCCGTCTCCTCAGGCCGGTGGAAGTCTCGGAACTGGACGACCTTGGTCACCCGCGCCCCGCCGCCCGAGGGGACGCGCTCGTGCGCCGACGATAGTCACGGAAGTAGGCGGCCCGGGACGGTTTTGTTGCGCCGTTTGTTGCGCCTGTTGCGGCGTTCTTCTTTGTCCCGTCAACGAGTTGCAGCTTCGCGTCGCCCCGCACCTTCGCGAGCCACTCGGGGTTCTCCGCGACCACGCTGATCAGGTTCTCGAGGTCCCCGTCCGAGAAGCGCCGCATCAGGCGCCTCACGGCCGCGCCGTCGCTGTCCGCCTTCAGCGTCTCCGGGGCGGGCTCTCCGCCCTCCTCCCCGCCCTGGCCCATCATCGGCTGCGGCGGGACGTACTCCCTCAGGTCGTCGACGTCGATCTCGAAGGGCTCCTGGAACATGAACTCGTTCGAGTTGATGTTCGCGTAGGCCGCCTCGACCAGCTTCGCTTTGTTCTCCGGGTCTAGGAGCGGCGCGAAGACCTCCACGATGGAGATGATCGCCTCCAGCTTCACCTTGTCGGTCTTGACCTTCTCGCTGTCCGGCTCCGTGATGTAGTTCGGCCACAGCGCCTTGAAGGAGTTCGACCACCGGCGGAAGGCGACCTCGTAGTCCACCCCCCGGTACTGGCTGAAGAGGTTCTGCACCCGCGCGTAGAAGTCCTTGTTCCACGCCCGCCGCTGAACGATCGGGTCCATGAAAGCGTAGAGCGGGTTGACCTGCCGGCGGTAGGCGGAGACGAAGCCCGCCACCATCTTGGCGTCCTCGGTCCCCTCCCCGAAGCCCTCGGCGAACGTCTCCTGTTTCAGGATGATCGCGGGCATGCCCGACCCCGTCGCGACGTTCTCCAGGATGTTCTGGCGCGCGGTCGTCATCGCCTTGTCGATGTTCTGCATGTTGAGCGTCTCGATCTCCTCGTCCTTCCCGATCGAGATCACGTTCCCGTTCGTCGACTGCTGGACGAAGAGCCGCTTCACCACCGCCATCGACTGCATGATGCCGTCGATGATCGCGCCGGCGGTCGAGAGCTTGGCGATGAAGACGCCCGCCTTCTTCGAGACCAGGTCGTCGGTCTGCATCGTCTGGATGAAGGACTTGAGCGGGAAGAGCGACCGCTGGAAGACGGAGCGGCCCACGAAGCCGAACGCCGACGACGTGTAGGCGATGTAGACCGGCCGCTCGTTCATGATCGTCACGGTCCGCGAGCGGTGGTACGGGCGCCCCGCGACCGCGATCCCCTGGACCTTCATGAAGTCGATGCTGTTGGGGTCCTGGTTGAGCACGAGCGAGCCCGCCGTGTTCAGCGGGTCGAAGACCGGGAACGAGAGGCTGAGGTCGGGGAGCTTCGCCGGGTCGATGGCCTGGTCGGCGGGGACCTCCTCGCACTGCAGCGCGAGCGAGCCGATCCCGTAGGCGCGCGCCACGGAGGCCACGTTGTAGATGACCTCGTCCGCCCGGTCCTTCTCCCACTGGTCGACGAAGGCCTCGCGGCAGAGGTCCTCCGGGCCGTCGGCGATGCTGATCTCCCGCGGCTGAGACTGGGCCATGGTGATCGGCCCCTCGACCATCTTCGCGCCGAGGGGGTGGTAGAGCCACAGGATCTTGCAAAGCTCGTAGGAGGGTTGGTCGCCCGGCACGATGTCCGGAGCGCAGAGCAACTCGCTCAGCGCGTTCCCGAGCTGGCTCCCCTGGACGACGACCGCTCCCATCTCTCCCCCGCGCTCCTCACCGTGGCCGTTGGATCGCCGCCGTCGCCCTCTGCGCCTGAGGGTCGACCATGGGCGCCTTCTTCACGCCGTCGGCGAACGCCTCCTGCATCCCCCGCCTGATCTGGAAGAGGCTCTTCATGTCGCCCTGCAGCGTCGTCGCGAGGACGTTGCCGGTCTGCCACGCGATCGCGTTCAGGAGGACGTGGGGCGCGACGCCGTTGTGCTGGATCAGGACGCCGCGCACCACCGCGTCGACGACCGTCTTGATCGGCCCGGTGATCTGGCCGAGCTGCGCCGCGAGGGCGGCGATCTCCGGCGAGACAGGGCCGGGTCCGTCGGTCGGGACGGTCGTCTCCATGACGCCGTTCCCGTTGGGCTTGTCATCCATCGGTCTTCTCCCTGTTGAAGCGAAACTCGACCTTGCCGCGCTTGACCTCGAAGGGCGGCGCTCCGTTCCTGACGCTCCCGGGCGGGAAGACGCGGAAGCCGTGGCCGTTGTCGACCGACTTCGTGTGGTCGATCAGCCCGACCTCTCCCGCCTCGTCGTCCGCGTAGACCAGGTCGACGACGCTGACCGGCTCCCCGTCGAGGAGGATCGCGGGAGAGCCGACGGCTTGCCAGCCGTACCCACCGTTGCCGATTCGCATCAGAACCCCTCCGCGTTGCCGAGCGCGATCGCGACACCGTAGCAGAAGCAGTCGAGGAGGTCATCCTCGCGCGTGGCGTCCTTGTCGCCGACGCGGAAGCCGACGACCTGGCCGCGCAGGTGGTTGCGCGGCGTGCCCTTGTAGTTCGTGACCTTCTCGAAGGCGGGCCGCGCGAGCTTGACGAGCTCGCGGTAGACGTAGCCGGAGACGGAGATCGCGCGCTCGTCCTTCCCGAGGTCGGTCAGCTTCGACTCGATCGGGTGCGCCGCCAGGCCGCGCCGCGCCGCCTGCTGCAGCAGGATCATGCCCGAGGATTTGTCCTCGATGAAGGCCCCGACGAACCCGCGCGCGGCGCGGCACTTCATCGCGTAGTCGCGCCCGATGTCGATCACGCCCGGGAGCCAGGTCTCGAGGAGCGCGCCCTCGATCTGGGTCAGGTCCCAGTCCAGCACGACGAGCGAGTAGCGCGGGAGGATCCTGCCGTCGGCCGTCACCGGGGAAAGGTGGTTGCGGATCAGCGCGTACCAGACGACGCCCGTCCCGTCGTTCTTCTTGCCCGTCTTCGTGGCCGAGTCGATCACGGCGAAGACCGCCTCGCAACGGGCGGGCAGCTCAACGGGCTGACCGTGGACGAGCATCTTGTTCAGCGAGAAGAAGGCCGCGCCCGACCAGTCGACGAACTCCGCCAGGAACTCCTGCTGGTAGACCAGCGGCTCGTAGTCGCGCTCGAAGCCCTCGACCTCGTCGGGCGGCAGCGTCGGGTTCGATCGGCTCGGCGCGTGAAACTGGACGAAGCCGTACTTCGGGTCGTTGCAGATCGCGTAGAGGTAGTTCTCCGGGTCGATCCCCTTCGTGTTCGACATGACCAAGGCGCGGCCGCGATAGTCGACCAGCGTCGGGCGCGCCGCCTTCGTCCACCAGTCGATCGTCCCGGGCTTCGTGAAGGCGCCCTCGTCGACGATGATGCGGTGGTACTTGCGCGAGCGGCCCGCGTCGGGGTCCTCGAGCGACCAGAACTCGACGCTCCCGCCCGTGATGGTCTCGATGAAGCCGTCCGTCTTGGAGGACCTCTTCCGGATCGGGTCGAGGAGGTTCCTGACAACGTCGTACGACGCGCGGAGACGCTTGTTCTCGGGCGCGAACCAGCCGATCAGGCGGCCGTGGGTGGCGTCGTCGGACGCGACCGATTCGCCGAAGACGTTCTTCCCCCACCGCCGCCCGCACCGCGCCACGACCAGGCGGTTGTGCTTCATCACGTGGCGCAGCTTGGCCTGCGCCCGGTGGAAGACGGGGAGCTGGACCTGGGCCGTCTGGAAGTTCGGCTGGAGGAGCGCGGGCGCGTTCACTGCGGGAGCACCGGAACGTCCTTGGCCCCGAGGGAGCGCATCATCCCCATCATGTCTTCGTGCGCGCGCTGACGCTCGGCCTCCGTCGCGAAGGGGCCGACGGAGGCGTAGGGCTGACCGTCCACGCGGAAGTCGAGCCAGAACTCCCCGCTCGTCGTGTCGCGGTGGACGTACTCGACCACGGCGCCGACCCGGTCCTTCGGCGGGTCCACGGCCCTCAGCCGCCCGTCGTCGACGCGCCACCACTGACCGTTCCGGACCTCCCAGAGCTGGCCTGTCGACCCGTACTTGCGCGTGCCCTCGGGGTGAGCCCACGCGCTCGACACCGGCGGCCAATCGTTCCCGGCCATCCTGAACCCTCCCTCAGCCCGTCGCCGCCGCCGGAGGCACGTAGTCCTCCTCCGCCTCGATGATCGTCCCTGGCGGCAGCGCGTGCGTCGGCACGCCCGCGGGCGCCGCGAAGTCGTCCGGCATCCCGCCCGTGACCTCCACCCGGTTGACCACGGAGGAGCCGACCAGCACCGCCGAGTAGCGCGGGCTCTCGAAGGGCGCGAGCCGCGCCGCCGCGTCGACCGCGAGCGCGGCGTACTTCTCGAACTTCCCCTCGTCCACGATCTTCCCGGGCGGAATCTCCTGACCGGGCGGGAGCGGCTGGTACGTCGCCGCCATGCCCGCGAAGAGCCGCATGAAGTCCTGGATCACGTCCTTCGCCAGCTTCACCCCGCGCGCCTGGGCCGCCACGAGGGCCTGCTCCGCCTGGTCAGCCTTCGCGCCGTCGAGGAGCGCCAGCCGCTCCCGCTCCAGCTGCTCGCGCCGCTCCCGCTCCAGCGTCGACTTGTTCTTCGCGCCGGGCGGCCGGCCGCCGCGGTTGCGCGCCTTGGCGGGGCGGTCCGCTGATCCTTCGGGGGGGTTGTCGGTCTGGTCGGGCATGGCTTTCGGGTATCCTACCGGGGATATTGGGGGCGGGCGAATATTTTTGAGGTTTCGCCGAGTTTCCGGGGAGAGGCGTCCGATGCGGTTCGCGTGCTGCGTTCCCCACTGCGGGAGGACCACGAGGAGGGCGGTCGAGCCTCCCGACAACGTGTGGATTTGCTCCGTCCACTGGCGCGAGGTCCCGCGCGCGTGGAAGGCGGTCAAGCGGCGGGCGCGCGCGGCGCTCAGGCGGCGCCCGGACGACCCGGGGGCGCGGAGGCGCTACCTCCGGCTCTCGCGACGGGTGACGCGCCTCGCGGTCGAGCGGGGCCTCGGGCTCTCCTGAATAGGATTTGCATAAAAATCTTCGATTCTGGCGCTTCCGCTTTTCCGGTTCTCCCGTCGCTTTCCGATTAGAGGGTGAGGGAGGGGTTCCGGCCGCGCGGGTGGCCGTGATCGACGCTCCCGAGGCCCTGTGATCAGGAGGAGCGAGCAAATGGTCGACGACGACGGGTGGGACGACGCGGAGTGGGACCGCTGGATGAAGCTCAGCGACGCCGAGCAGGAGGCGGAGCTGCGCCGCGTCGAGGCGGAGTACGACCGGTGGGTCAACGCGATGACGCCGGCGCGGTGGTACGCCTACCAGCGGAGGAGCTGGCTCGACATCGCGACGCGGGCGCGGCTCTTCCTGCGGGCGCGCCACGGGATCGAGGTCCTGGACGAGATCACGCGCGACCGGCTCAGGCGCGCGCAGCGCACGCTCGTGAAGCTCAGGATCTTCCGGACGAGCGGCGTCTGGCCTGGCGAGGCGTAGGTCGGCTATAGGGACGACCAGCGGCAGGTCGTCGGTTCGAATCCGACCCACCGGGCTCAGGCCCGGGGGTAGCGCAGCCTGGTAGCGCGGCCGCACAACGGAGGTCGCGGGTTCGAATCCCGCCGGGCTTCGGCCTCGTAGCGCAGCGGCCAGCGCGCCGTATCGAAAGCGCCTCCCGGTGCCCGCGGCGCCGGGGGGCGTCTTCCGTTTTGTCGGTCCCACGCCCGCCGAACGCACGACGGCCGCCGGGGATAAGCAACGCACCCGGCGGCCGTCTACTCGATCGCGATTTGCGCGCCTTCTATCCGAGCTCGGCGGAGGGCGCAACTGTGTTTTGGTAGGGGCGACGTCCGAACCGGTGACGCCGCCGTTTCGGAGGCCGCAGGAGATAGGTGGCGCGCTGCTCAGCGAGGAGACGCTCACGTAGAGCCTTCGGGTTCCTCGAGTTGGTCATGATGCTGCGTTCGGTGTTCATTCGCTCCGAGAGGTCACAGGCCACGCCCGCGCGCACCGCCGCGAACTCCTCCAGGTCGAGCATCCCCTTCTCGCCGTTGCAGCGTCGGCACAGGATGATGATGTTCTGCAGGACGTCCAAGCCTCCGCGCGCCACCGGAATCCGGTGATCACGGCTCGGCGCGCGCGGGGAGTTCCAACCGTCGTCGGCGTGCATCTTGCTCCCGCAGCATCCGCAGGGATCGCCGAGGAATTGCGCCAGCCACGCCCTGACGCGCCCGGCTCGCGGCAGACCGTGTTCGGCCTCGGTCAGGAGCATCTACGGTGTTCCGGTAGGAATGTTTCACGTGGAACATTTTGGCCGGCGAGGCGCGCCCGGTTCTTCCAGCGCGCGCCTCGCCGCCGACCTTGCCCTTTGTCGCGGGCGTGGTGTTCGTGATCCCCTTCCGGGTCGCCGCGCTCCGCTCGCGCGCACGAGCGTCCCGACCTCAGGTCCCCGAGGACTACAGGTCTCCATCCTCGGTTTGCCGCGACGACCCGGAAGAGGGTCGGAGCGATGCGCCGCTCCCTGCGGCCCAGAAGGCCCGGCGATGGTGCTCCTGAGTGCAATGCGCCGAGGCGCTGCGATGATGTTGATGTCGAGACCGCTGCCGGGCGAACCAGACGACTCGGAGGATAGAGAAAAAAATACCGCACGGCCAGTGGACACCCGTCTTCTACCGGAAATAGGTTTCACTCGGGGAATACTCCCCGAACAACGTAGGAGAGAACGATGGCGAAGCGGTCACCGCAGCCGGTCGACACGTGGGTCGGCAAACGCATCCGCATGAAGAGGATGATGCTCAGCATGAGCCAGACGACGCTCGGCGAGCGTCTCGGGCTGACCTTCCAACAGGTCCAGAAGTACGAGAAGGGCGCGAACCGCGTCGGGGCGAGCCGCCTTCAGCAGATCGCGGGCGTGCTCCAGGTCCCCGTCTCGTTCTTCTTCGACGGCGCCCCGACCGGGACCGTCGTCGGGAGGACCGAGGGGAAGCGTCAGGCCAAGCGGCGGGCCGCGTGACGCCGAGGCAGAGGGCCGTTCTGCTCGAGCACGTGGGGCGCCCGGAGGGCGTCCCACTCTCCGTCGCGGGCCCACGCGCGCGGGCGGTAGAGTCGCTGATCAAGGCCGGGATGATCCGTGGCGACAAGCCCGGGCCTCGGCCGCGGCGGACGGTCATCACGCCGGCCGGCCGCGCCGAGATCGCCCCCGCCGCGCCGCGCGAGACCTGGCTGACCAGCTCAGTCGCGCTCGTGCACGAACCCCGCGAAGTCCCCGAAGCGGAAGACCTCGACGAAGCCGCCGAGCTCGCCCTCTGACATGGGACGCTGGACGCCGGCGATCGACAACTCCTTCGCCACGACCTCGGCGGGGGAGGCGCCGGCGTCCATCTTCGCGGCGAGCGTCAGCCGGTAGGCGACGGTCCCGACGTAGCCCGGCCTCGGCACCATCTTGTCGAAGACGATGATCGCGCCGCCCGGGCGCAGCGCCTCCTTCATGCGCTCGACCAGGAGCCTCCGCGTCGAGACCGGGACGAACATCAGCGCGAGGAAGCACACGATCAGGTCGGGAGCGGCGCCGGCGAAGTCGAACTCCTCCGCGTCCACGACCTCGAGCACGCCCGGACCGCGATAGACGTCGCGCATCTCCACCGACGAGTCGATCGCGCGGAGCGTCGCTGACCTCGCCTTCAGGACCGGCGCGAGCGCGCGCCCGACGTTGCCCGTGGAGGCGCCGACGTCGATCACTACGCCCTCCCGGGGGACGTAGGCGCGCGCGATGTGGGCGACGGCGCCGGTGGCGAGGTCGTACCACGGGAGGCTCTCCCGAACGTGCGAATCGAAGTGCTTGGCGACCGCCGCCGACCAGCTCCACTCACGGGGTACGTCGAGCTTCTTCCTAGCCACCTGATCCTCCTGGGGGTCAAACCGCACTGTACATCTGGCTCCCCGCACCCTTCAATAGCGGTGCGCCGGACGGGAAATTCCTCCCCGCCGCCGACAGGAGAACCTGAAGATGCAAACTACGCTGACCGAGTCCCTCTTCATCCAGATCGCGCGACGCCGATATGAGGTTACCTCGCTGAGGCAGGCCTCCGAGATGTTCGTCAAGGCGCGCGACGCCTCGGGCCTCGGGGCCTCCGAGGTCCCTCCCGCGCTACTCGTTCGCGCGAGCGGGTCGACCTTCGGCTACGTCTCCTACAACGGCCGCGTGTGGCCGGGCTCACCCTCGGACCCCTACGACGCGACGCGCGTCCCGCTCTACGACAATAGGAGCGCGTCATGATTACCCACTGGCTCAGGATGGCTCCCGCGCCCTGCGTCTGCTGGGCGTCGTTCGAGTGCCACGGTGAGACCGCGACCGTTCTCGCCCTGATCGGCGCCACCCGATCGATCATCGAGCGCGGGATCAGCGCGGAGGAAGCGCGCGCGATCTACCGGCGCCTCCGCGCCGATGGCTGGTTCGCCGCCGACGCTCAGGCGCGGGACGAGAAGATGACGCCGTCCCGCCTCCTCACGATGATCCGCGACTAGGCCGAAACCTAGGGGCGCTCCGGCGCCCCGACGGTCCGCCGGTTTCCTCCGGTGCTGACGAGGCCAGTGAGCCCTCAAACAAGGGACTACCATGTTGGACATCACGAAGCAGAACGAGACCAGCGCGACCACGGCCCGGGCACCTTACGAGGTGAACCCGTTCACCGGCGGTCACAACGGCGAGGTCTCGATGCAGTGGATGGCGCGCCCGGCGGACCAGCGGTTCACGTCGCTGACCGACTTGCACGACTTCAAGAAGAAGTTCTGGGACGGGAGCTTCCAGACCCGAACGAAGACGGACGCCTTCGACCTGATCTCTCCGGAGCCGAAGACGGCGGCCGACCTTCACCGCCTCACCGTCGGCGTGAAGATCGACCACGGCGACCGCGTCGAGGCGCGCGAGATCGCCCCGACCCACTGGGCGTTCGGTCAGATGTGCGCGCTCGCGAAGGCGCCCGCCGCTCACTACCGGGAGCTTCCGAGTCAGATCGTCTCGGACGCCCTCGCCTACCGGCTCCGCTTCGCCCGCGAGGTCGAGGAGATCAAGCTCTACGGCGGCGCCGACCAGCTGTACGCGGCGACCGGCCCCGACTACGGCCGCATCCCGGACTACGAGATCGTGAAGGCGGTTCAGGCCGTCGCCGGGACCGGGCGCGGCGAGATGCGCTGGAAGATCCCGGGCGTGCTCGACTGGTCGACGCGCCTCTACGACCCGGAGGCTCCGGTGACCTCCGACTCCACCACGCTCTACGCCTCCGACCGGGACGTGTTCATGTTCCTGGTCGACGACCGCAACCCGATCGAGGTCGGCAAGCTGGCGAACGGGAATCCGGACCTCATGTTCAGGGGCTTCTTCTGCCAGAACAGCGAGGTCGGGACGCGCAGCGCGAAGATCGCGGCGTTCTTCCTCCGCGGCGTCTGCATGAACCGGAACCTCTGGGGCGTGGAGAACTTCGAGGAGGTCCGCATCATCCACAACCGGGCGGCGCCCGACCGCTGGCTCCGTCAGGCGGTCCCCGCGCTGACCGCCTACGCGAACGGCGCGACCGACAAGCTCGTCGCCGGCGTGAAGCTCGCCAAGGCGGCGAAGGTCGCGGACGACGAGGAGGGCGCGATCGCCTTCCTGAAGGCCCGCAACTTCTCGCTGACGAAGGCGAAGGCCATCCTCGAGCAGGGTGAGAAGGAGGAGGGCCGTCCGCCGCGCTCCGCGTGGGACATGGCTCAGGCCATCACCGCGCACGCGCGCGGCGTCCTGAACACGGACGACCGCCTCCAGCAGGAGCTTGAGGCGAAGCACATCCTCGACAAGGTCGCCTGATTCCGGGCGGCGGCCTAGGGGGCCGGGCCTCACCGCCCGGCCCCACGGGGTGCCGCTTCGAGCGCCAAAGGGAGAACCGAAGATGTGGAAGATCGAGAAGGTAGACGGCGCCCACTGGGTCGCCATGAACGGGAAGGAGGTCCGCGCGCGGCTGACCTACGGGCGCGGAATCTGGCTGATCACGTTCCCGAGCTCGCCGGGCTTCGACTGGCAGGTCCCCGAGCCGGAGATACAGCAGGAGGGACTCGACCGCGCCATCGGCTACGTGCGCGGCGTCGAGCGCGCGCTCGGCCAGAGCGCGGAGGCGCTCGGCGTGATCGCGGGCGTCGTGCGCCGCGTCGTGAAGGCGCTTCAGGCTCCGCGCAACCGCTACGGCAAGCTGGAGGCGGACGCGGCTCAGCACGCGCTCCTTCACCCGCTGATCATGGCGGCGAAGCCTCCTCACGGCGGCGCCGACATCATCGATCAGGCGTGCATGATCCTTCAGGCCGCCATCGGCGACAAGGTCACGCCGATCGACGAGGTTCTCCAGGACGTCGATATGGCCGGCCGGCGGCGCGTCGGGTGACCGCGATGACCGAGCCGGTTCATCCCCATTGCCAAAGATGCGGTTGGCGGAAGGGCGGTATCGATTCTTGGAACGGGAACGCTTGTAAATGCGGGCTTTGGGAGCCGCCGATCCAACGAGTTGATGCTGACCCCGCCGCTGGCGCGCGCGTTCTCCTCGACGGGAAGCCCGGCACTATCGTGAGGTCCTACGAGACCACCACGGAGCGCGGCTACGACGTGGACCTCGACGACGGCGAGGCCCGGTGGGTCTCCCACGCGGGCGCGCGGACCCGCCTGAAGGACCTGCCCAAATGACCCCGGAGGAGATCACCGCGCGGGCTCAGCAGGTGCGGGACGGCGGCGTCCCCGACGTCCTGAACCGCTGGATCGGGATGACGCCCGAACGGCTGGAGGAGATCGAGGCGAACCTGGAGCGGCTCCGCCGCGGCCGCTTCCAGGAGCCGACGAAGTGGAAGGAGAAGGAGCACGTGAAGCCTGAGCCGAAGACCCTCCCGCCGCGCGTCCCGCGCGCGCGGCTCGACCAAATCCTCGCGGCCGCGCAAGGCCGGGCGGTGGACGCGGCCCTCCTCGGGCCCGACCTCCCGCCGATCACCGAGTCACCGTCGGCGCCCGCGCCGGCGAGCGGCGGAGAAGTCCCCGACTTCACCGCCCACAAGCATCCCGTGCTCGCCGTCGCGTGTCCCGCGTGCGGCGTACGGGCGGGAGCGTGGTGTAAGCGGCCGTCCGGTCACCGGGCGGGCGACCTCCACGCCGATCGTTGCCAGGCGGCCGACGCCGCCTGGGAGAAGTCCGGGCTCCCCCTGATCACTCAGGTCGGCCCGGGCAAGTTCGTCTACGACCCGCCGACGGCGTCCGCCCCGGCTAAACCCGCGCCCGCCACGGCGGCGCAACCTGAGGAGACTGAGATGGCTAAGACCGCGACCAAGAAGACCTCGACGAAGACCCCCGCGAAGACCGCCCGGAAGGCGCCGGCGACGCCGCGCGCGAAGAAGGCCGCCGCGCCCGCCGCCAAGGCGAACGCGCGGACGCCCGTCTCCGCCCGCCCGGACGGCCTCCGGGAGGGGTCGAAACTGGCGAAGCTCCTCGACACCGCCGTCGCGGCGGGACCCGAGGGCATGACCGAGGCGGACCTCTGCAAGAAGATCGGCGGCTGGAAGGCCTGCGCCGTCACGCTTCGGCGCGTCTGCGAGCGCGTCGGCGCCAAGTGCGAGCGGAAGGACGGAAAGTTCGTCGTCACGCTCCCCGCCCCGAAGGGCTGACCGCCATGGCAAAGGCCTTCAGCCCGACAGGCGTGATCATCGTCGCGACCGCCGACGTGGTAGAGGCGAACGCCCTCGTGCGCGAGGAGTCCTTCTCCCGGCTCCCCGACGGGTCGCTCGACTGCGACTTCGTCGGGGAGACGGAGGTCTGTTGGGATAGCCAGCGGACCAAGGATCGCGCCGGGAAGGAGCTTTACGTCGACGCCGACGGCGAGGAGTGGACCTCGGACGAGATCGTCCTCGTCGGGGAGTTGCCTTCTCCCGCCCTCGCCTTCTGGCTTCAGTCGTGAAGCCGCTGATCATAGGTCAAGCGCCCGGCCCGAGCGGCAACCCTACGCCGCTGGCCGGACGCTGCGGGGGGCGGCTCGCCGCCCTCTGCGGCCTCGACCTCCGCGCCTTCCTGACCGCCTTCGACCGGGCGAACGTCTTCGCCACGTTCCCCGGGAAGGCGGGCGCCGGAGACGCCTTCCCCGTCGAGGAGGCCCGCGCGCGGGCCGACGCGATGGCGGAGGTCGTCGCCGCGCGCGACCACGTCGTACTGCTCGGTTGGAACGTCGCGCGCGCCTTCCGCGTCTCACCCGTCGGCTATTTCGAGTGGACCCGGCTCTCCCGGGACTGCGGCGAGGTCACCGTGGCGCCTCACCCGTCCGGCCTGAACCGCTGGTGGAACGTCCCCCACGTCGACGAGGCGCGGCGCTTCTGGACCGCGTTCTACGCCGCGACGGCCGCGCCGAAGGCTGACCGGAACTCTGCCCCGTAGAAGACCTTCGGGTTCGCCACCGCCCGCGCCGCCGCCTCGTCCATCCCCGCGCCTCCCTGGAACGTCTGCTTGGTGCGGGAGATCACCCACCGCGGGACGAGACCGCGCGCGGCCTCCTTCAGCGCCTTCTTCCCGGGCGGGCAGTCGACCTTCCTCAGGTTGATCACGCGCTCCACGAGCCGTCGCTCCATGAACGGGAGGCGGCACTCGACGCCCGCCGCCATGAACGCCTTGTTGCACCGCACGAAGTTTCCGCGCGCCATCTTCTCGATCTGAGCGACGCGGATCGCGCGCCACGCCTCGTCGTCCGCGCGCGCCCCCTTGATGCACATCGAGCCGTAGCCGCCGAAGAGTTCGTCCGCCGCCTCCCCGGAGAGGCAGGCCTTGAAGCCCTCCGCGGCGATCGCGCGAGCGAGCGGCACGCACAGCGCCGCGATCTCCACCTGGGCCTTGCTCGGCAGTTCGATCGCGCGGACGGCCGCCGCGAGCGTGTCCGCCGTCGGCGCGCCCACGGGGACCTCGACCAGGCTCACGTCGAGCTCGGCGCAGAGGCGCCGCGCGGCCCTCAGGTCGGCGGAGCGGTCGTCGTGGCGGGCGGTGAAGGCGACGACGTCTGGCTTCAGCCGGCGCGCCTCCGTCAGGATCAGCGACGAGTCGAGCCCGCCGGAGATCAGGCAGCACAGCGGCGCGTCGGAGACGATCCGGGCCGCCACGCCGGCGCGGAGGTCAGCCGCGATCGCCGCGGGGGACTCGACCGCGTGGCGCCGCGGGAGCGCGTACCAGGTCTCCAGTTCCCCGGTGGTCAGATCGAGGATCGTCCCGGGCGGGAGCGGCGCCGACGGGTGCTCGGGCCCGAGCCCCTTCATCTCGCTCGACCAGACGAAGGACCGCGCGAAGCGGGAGACGTGGAGCGGGATCTTCCCGAAGCGGTCGCGCGCGAGGACGTGCGTCCGCCCCTTCGACCACGCGAAGGCGAACATGCCCTCGAGGCGCGGGAGCGTCTCCCCGACGCCCCAACGGTCGAGCGCGGCCGCGAGGACCTCCGTGTCGCACGACGTGCGGAAGACCTCGTCCGCGCGCTCCAGCTCCTCCCGGACGGCGCGCCAGTTCCAAATCTCACCGTTGAAGGAGAGGAGGCCCTCGCCTCGCCTGAACGGCTGCGCGCCGGCCTCGCTCAGGTCGAGGAGGGCGAGGCGGACGTGGCCGTGGACCGCAGGCCCGGACGACGCGACCCCGGAGCCGTCAGGCCCGCGATGCGCTATCAGGTCGAGCCGCGCGGCGACGTCGAACCGGGGGAGATCGAACGCTCCGAGCAGGCCGCACATTCTTCGCCTCCTTCAGCACGCCGGCGACGCTGCGCGCGATCGCGGCCATCATCACCGGCGGGACCGCGCGCCCCATCCGCTCCCACTGCTGCGCGTAGGTCCCGCCGAGCGCGAAGTCGTCCGGGAAGCCGCATACGCGGCGCAGCTCGGCGATCGAGAACTTCCGCTTCTCCGTCGGGTGCGTCACGCTCGCGATCCCGGAGTTCATCCCGCCCGAGGCGGTCACCGTCTGGCACGGCTCGCTGATCGGCGCGCGCTTCAGGTTGAAGTACTTGTCCGACTCCTGCCCCGGGTTCAGGCGGTCGTACTCCTTGCCGATCGCCTGGCCGCTGATGTCGGTCTCGGGCTCCACGACGAACTGCTCGACCACGAACTGGCGCGGCGTGCGCTTCTCAGCGTCGCCGGCGACGACCGTCGGCGCGGGGCCGTCGCTCAGGTCGCGACCCTCGTTGCGCTGGTCGACCTCCGGACCCTGGACGACGCGCTCGACCACGAAGGGCTTCTTCTTCCCCTCGCCGGGCGTCGCCCGGATCGTCAGCGCGGGCGTGTCGGTCACGTCCTTCAGGTGGGTGTACTTGTCGCTCTGGAAGACCGTCGCCTCGACGACCTTGAAGTGGCAGGCGTTGGGCTGCAGGCCGCCCACCGTGATCGTCGGCGCCGGCCGGTTCGTGATTTCCCCGACGCTTCGGTCTCCCGACGTGTCGTGGATCGCGCGGCTGATCCAGGGCAGAGCGTCGCGTACGCTATATCGGTAGGGCAGCGGCGACGGGTAGGCGGGCTCGAGGCCGAGGTCCCTGCGCACGCCGACGAAGATGATCCGCTGCCGCTGCTGCGGGACGCCGAGCCACTGAGCGTCGAGGAGGCGCGCCTCCACGCGGTAGCCGACCTTCTTCATCGCGGCCAGGATCTCCAGGAAGTAGCCCTTCGCGACGCCCTTCACGAGCCCGGAGACGTTCTCCGCCACGAACACGCGAGGCCGCATCGCCTTCGCGAACCGAACGAACTCGAAGAAGAGGTCGTCGGTGCGCTGCTCCCGGTCGCTGTACTTGCTGACCGTTCCCCACTTCTTGTCGCGCTTGCCGGAGGTCGAGAAGGACGCGCACGGCGGGGAGCCATCGAGCACGTCGAGCTCGCCCGGCTGAAGGCCGACCGTCCTCAGGACCTCCAGGGGGTCGACCTGGCGGATGTCGCGGCCGTCGACGACCGTCCCCTGAGCGGCGTTCGCCTCGTAGTCGAGCCGCGCGCGCTCGACGAACTCCGACGCCCATAGGACCTTGAAGCCCGCCATCCGGTAGCCGAGCGAGGAGCCGCCGCATCCCGCGAACGTGGAGATCACCTTCAGCCCGTTCGGCTCGACCGCCGCGATCTCCGCCATGGACGGGACGCGGTAGGGAGGCTTCGTCGCGTCGATCACCGGGGGCCTCCCGTCGTCGACCAGCTCGTAGCGCCCGACGGTGACGCTCCTGATCCCGTTCGCCATGATCGTCGGACACGGCTCCGCGTCGAGGTCGATGGTGCGCACCGGTTGCCCGGTGCTCCGCTTGCGGAAGAACTGGGGATCCTTGATCCGCAGGAGGAGAGCCACATCACGCCTTCTTCCGCTTGGGAGCCGCGCGGTCGCCGTCCGACTCGGGCGTCGGCTTCCCCGACCACTTGTAGCCGCACTTCGGGCAGCAGAAGTCGGTGGGGATGTTCTCCCCGAAGGCGGGGAACTGAGCGGGCGGTCCCGGCGTCGTGGTGAACTGGACCAGCTGCGCGTCGCCGAAGCCGAGCGTCGACACGTCGTAGCCCGCCGTCTTCAGGCTGACGACCTCCTGGTGGATCAACTCTCGGTCCCAACCGGCGAGCAGCGCGACCTGGTTGTCCTCGATGCGCATCGCGCGCGCCTCTTCCTCCGAGAGGCCGGCGCGCCAGATCACCGGGAAGGCGTCCATCGCGGCCGCGATCGCCGCGAGGCGCCGCCCGTGACCCTTCAGGATGAACCCGTCCTCCTCGCGCATGACGATCGGCTGGTCGACGCCGTGCTTCGTCATCATGCCGGCGAGGAGCGCGACCTGAGCGGGCGGGTGCGTGCGCGGGTTGAGCGGGTACGGGACGATCTTCGTCAGCGGCGTCATGACGGGCCGCATCGCGGGTACGTCCCTCCCGTCGAAGTCGACGGCCGCGGCCGGCTTGGGTCTCTTGGTCAATCGCCCTCTCCCTGTCCGAGCGGGGACCACGATCCAGGAAGAGTGCGGGTGTCGTCAAGGGGAACGCGGCTCAGTTCGAGCTCGAAGCTCCCGACGAGGAGGGTGACGCGGTCCTCGGGACCGACCGCCGCGACCACGGCGTCCCACGTCTCCCCCGTCAGGGAGAGGTAGACGACCTCGTCGCCCCGCGCCGCGCTCACCGGAGCGGTCCCAGGACGTGGTAGCGGTCCTCGACCTTGATCGCGGCCCGCGCGGCGACGAGCGAGTCGAGCGCCTCGACGATCGTGTCCGGGGTCCACCACCTGACCTCGGCGTAGACGTCGCTGGCGTTCATGCTCAGGAACCTCTCGTCCAGCACCCGCCTGACGTGCCGGATCGCTGCGTCGCATGCCATGGTCACGCTCCCTGTTCAGCCGCCTCCCAAAGACCAGGACCGACCCGGCGGTAGGGTCCCTCCTGGAGCTGCTGGCGCAGCTTCGCCTGGACGTTCCGGTTCGTCGCCGCCTTCGGGTGCGTCGCGAAGGCGCGGTAGAGGTCCTCGAGGACGACCGGCCCCTCGCGCTCGGCGAAGAAGCCGGCGAGGGCCTCCCGCCAGGTGACGACACTTTTTGCCTCCTCGTTTGAGGTCGAGAAAATCGACACGACCACTGAGCGCGGGAGGCGGAGCGGGACGAAGCGGCCGTCGATCCGGCAGGCCGCCAGCACGTCCGCGTCGTCGACCCCGTAGGCGCACAGCACGGTCGGCGCGCCGGCGTTCCCGGGGGCGCGATCGCCGACCTGATAGTGGACACCGGTTTTCTGGTCGAGCCACGGCTCCCCGAAGTGGAAGTTGATCCGGCCGCGCATGAAGAGGAGCGCCGTCGCGCGCTCCCACACGAACCTGAAGAAGGCGTCGGTCTCCGTCCGCGCGAAGATCAGCGCCGTCCCTCGGTCGTGCTCCGCCATGCGCGCGAGCCACTTCTCGATCACGCCGTTCGCGTAGGGAGGGTTCAGCCAGACCCGCCCCTCCCACGCGCGCGTCAGGCCGTTGTCGGTCCGGGTGAAGGCGCGCGCCGCGGTCGGCCACGGCTGGGCTAGCGAGGAGCACGGGTCGAGGTCGAAGGGCCCGAGCGCCGCTATGACGTCCGGCGGGGTGATCCACTCGACGGTCCCCGCCTTGTGGCTGTGGTGGCCGCCGATCCCCGAGAACCTCGGGGCGGTCTCGCGAGTCATCGTCTTAGCTCCTTCACGTCGGAGACCTCAACCGTCGCCAGCTTGGCGAAGCTCTTCGACTTCGATTTACGCTCCCGTTCATTCCAGCCGTCACGCTCCTCCTTCGCCATTCCGCGATAGGAGGCGGCTTCGTGACCGGTCTTGGGCTCAGCCATCACGGACATCGAGCCGTCGGGAAAAACCACGGCATAGCGTCTGCTCATTGGTCGATCTCCTGCGGCCGCACGGAGAGCCCGACCGCGACGTCCCTGACCCAGATCGGCGCGGCGCTCAGCTTGAACGTCTCCCCCGCCCACGCGAGGAGGAGCGTCTCTCCCATCACGCTCGCGATCGCCGTCGCCGAGGGCGGCGGGACGCAGTTGCCGATTCGCTCCCGCCACGCCGCGTCGGAGAGGCCGTCGAGCTCGAACTGCTCCTCCGGGTCGACGAGGCCCTGCAGAGCCGCCAGCTCCAGCGTGGTGAAGGGCCGGTGCCACGTCCCGTCGCGGGCGAAGATGACGCACACGAGGCGCTCGTCGGGGGCGGGCAGGAGGATGGACGACTTCTCGGGTTCTTCCCGCGGACTCGTCCACTCGGCTCCCAAGCCGTTGATCCCGCACGACTCGTCGGTGGACGAGTTTTTCCCATCCGGTCGCGGGTCAGCGACGGAGTTGAAGCCGTTGTCGTGCTGACCGTGGCCGAAGACGGCGCGCGACGGCCGCGTCCAGGGGACCACGCCGTAGTGCCCGGCGGAGAGGTAGGCGTCGCGGCCGTCCCTCCAGCGCGGGTCGGCGACGCACAGCGCGCCGCTCCCGACGCGGTCGGTCCCGGTGACGGCGTGACACGGGTCCGTCCACGGCTCGACCCGCATCTTGTTGTGGTGAGCGTTGGGACCGTGCGTCGCGCGCGGGTCGGCGACCGCCAGCCCCCCGCCTGGTCCGCCCGGGCCGGCGACCGCCGGCGCGGTCTCGTCCCATCGCACGATCCTGTAGGTCGTGTTGAACCGCTTCCCGCCGAGTCGCGGGTCCGCGACGGAGTTCGGACCCTGACCGGCCGCCATCTGACCCGTGACGACCCCGGACGGCTCGCTCCACTCCCGCACGCCGAGCTGGACGCTCCGGGGGTGGCCGTCCACCCGGGGGTCGGAGACCGCGAAGGCGCCGTTCCCGGTGGTCGAGGACGCGATCACCGTCCCGGCGGGCTCGTCCATCCTGGTCACCCGATATTTTCCCCCACGGATGGGCTCAGGCGGCCGGGGATCAGCGACGGCGAAGGAGCCGTTGCTCGGCAGGCTCTCGCCCTGGACGACGCCGGCGGGCTCCTCCCATCCCCTCACGCCGAAGGCGGCCTTGCGCCGCTCCTGCGCGAAGCGCGGGTCCGCCACGGAGAAGCGCCCCTGACCGGGCGAGCGCGCGGAGGTCACCGTCGCGGCCGGGTCTTCCCACGCGCCCACGCCGTAGGCCTGACGGTCCTTGCTAGCCAGCTCCCCCGCGCGCGGGTCCGCGACCGCGAAGCGGCCGTTCGTCGGGCCCGAGCGGGACGTGACTGTCCCCGCCGTGTCGGTCCAGTTCATGACGCCGAGCACGTCACTTCGCCACGGGCCGGCCGGGACGATCCCGAAGTCCTTCAGGAACCCGCCCTCGACCGCGAGGTCGTTCAGCGAGCGCCAGTCGGCGCCGGCGCGCACGAAGGCCAGACGGACCCACGTCTTCCACTGGAGCGCGGGCATCCGGTGCATCGCTCCGCCCTCACCCGTCAGCGGCATCGGGAGACGCTCGAGCACGTCGCCCACGCCGAGCAGCCGATGCTTCGGAGGCTCATAGAGGAACGGCGGGACCTTCTCCTGGTGGCGCGCGACGAGCAGGAACCGCTTCCGGCTCTGGCCGAGCTCGCCCAGCTCCCCGCAGTCGTGCGTCGTCTCCGCGACCGCGTAGCCGTAGGCGCGCAGCAGCGCGACGATCTGGTCGAGCAGCCAGCGCCCGCGCGTCGCGATCCTCGGGACGTTCTCGAAGACGAGCAGCTCGACCGGGTCGTCCTTGTAGGCCTCCAGCAGGAGCCACACGCCGCGCAGCGTCAGGCCGTTCAAGGCCTGATAGCGCGCGGTCTTGGAGGAGGTCTCGGACAGCAGGCCGGAGAAGCCCTTGCACGGCGCGCTCAGGAACACGATGTGCGGCCGCAGCCTGAACGCGCGGTGGAGCGCGTCGGGTCCCGCCTCCTCCCACCCGGGCGCCGGGTCGCGCCCGTGGAAGTCCCGGTACTGGTCGAGCGAGAAGAGGTCCCGGCACGTCGCCGGCGCGCGCGCCTTGCGCTCGAAGTCCCGGCACGCCGCCGGGTCCGAGTCGATCCCGCCGACGCACACGAAGCGCGCCTCCGTGTTCCCGACGCGCGCGCTCCCCCGGTTGAAGCCGACGGCGCCGCCGCCGATCCCGCAGAAGAGGTGCGCGTGGCGGACCTCCGTCTGGATCGTCGCCGCGCCGATCACTGCGCCACCAGCGTGAAGGCGATCAGGACGGCGTTCACGTCGGTCCCGGACTCCCGGAAGGACAGCGGCGGCAGCGGCTCGACGTGGACGCCGAGCGACATGCGCCTGACCTGATCGTGGAAGGACAGCGTCTTCCGGTCCTGGCGAAACGTCACGCCGGCCGACATGACGGACACCAGCGTCCCGCCGCTCCTGAGACTGCGCGCCGCGTGGAGGACGTGGTCGACGTCGGCGCGCCGGCCGAACGGCGGGTTCATCAAGACCTGGTGGTAGAACCCGGGGACTGGGTCGCTCGCGAGGAAGTCTCCGACGTGGACGTGCCTCAGGCCCGCCGCGCGCAGCGTCTCCGCGTTCTTCGGCAGGATCTCCCACGTGTGGACCTCCGCCCCCGCCTTCATCAACGGGACCGCGATCGCGCCGCGGCCGGCCGACGGCTCCAGGATGCGCATGCCCGGCTCGATCCGGTGGGCGAGCGCCATGATCCGCGCGACCACGGCGGCCGTGCTCTCGAAGAACCCGAACTCCTGCTGAACCCTGGTGACCTCTCCCGTCAGCATGACCGGCTCGATCGCGTCCTCGGCGGAGCCGTCGAAGACGTGGGCCTTCGCCTTCCGATTCCACTTGCCGCCGGCGGCCTCGATCACCTTGGCGACCTCTAGATAGACGTCGCGGTCCAGCTGGCGGGGCGGCAGGACGAGCTTGTCGCCGTCGAAGGCGCTGGCGCTCAAAACCTTCAGGACGTGGTCGGCTACTCTCATAGGTCTTCTCCCTGTTGCAAAACTTTCGGTGGTCAGAACGGAATCTCGTCGTCGAGCTCGGCGCGCTTCCTGCGCTCGGCCGGCGGGGGCGGCGCGGGTCTGACCAGCATCTTCTTCCCGCGCGCGTCCTCCTCGATCCGGTAGCCCACGCTCAGCATCAACGAGAGCGACGCCGGCGGCATGTCGCCTACCCACGGGGGAGGCTCGAGCCCCGCCGCGCGGTACTCCCGCTCGATCAGGCGCGCGTTCTGCTGGCGGCTCTCCCGCGCCGCGACCATCAGGCGCCCCGTGCGCTCCGCGTCCCTCTCCGCGTTCCCCGCGCCGAGCCTCGCGGTGAGGTCCCGTATCTTCTCCGCGACCGCCGCCTTCTCCTCCTCGGTCGGCTCCCTCCTCGGCAGGAGCACCGTCGCGCGCAGCACCGCGCTGATCCGGAACCGCTCCTCAAGGACGGGCTTCGCGATCGCGGCCGCGACCTGGTAGAGCTGCGCCGTCGTCGGCCGGAACGTCAGGCTGATCCTCTCCTCGTCGATCTCCTCCGGCTTCACCTGCCCGGCCGCGAACCGGTGGCACGCGCGAGAGACCGCCCACAGCGGGAGGTCCGCGCACGTCCGCGCGTACTGCGCCGCCGTCAGCCGCGCCTGTTCCGCCGTGAGCGACTGGCCGCCGAAGCCCATCAGCATCGCGGTGATCTCCTGCGCCTTGCGGTCGATGCTCGCGGGGTCGACGAACGGCCGCAGGTCGTTCAGCCGGAGCTTCAGGAGCGCCTTCTCCGGCTCCGTCAGCGCGCGCTTGGCGATCGGGACGCCGGCGCGATCGCGCTCCCCCGTGAGCGCGGTCAGCGCGCGCGCGACGGCCTCAGGCGCGGCGGGCGGGGATGAGGCGGGCGGGCTCAGCGTCATCGCGGTCGTCATGGTGGTCCTCCTGTCTCGCGAGGTTCGTCTCTCGCATCTCCTCGAAAACTGCGGCGAAGCCTCCCCCGCCGGACTTGCCCGGCGGCGGGGCGTTGGGGTGGGCCGACCTACGCTCCGACTCCGAGTCTAGCCAGTTGCGGAAGGTCATGTCCCAGTCTGATTTTCGGGCTACCGCGCGGTGCTGGTTCGAGACCGCCCACCGCCGCATCTTCTCGGCCGCCGCGTCGACCTGGCCGTCGGTCAGGTGAAGGACGGTCCGCCCGTAGAGCCGCTCCTGGTCTCGCGGCCGCCAGTCCGGCGGGAGGATTCGGCCCTTTGTCTTTCTTCGATCAACTGAGGGATTCGAATCCTTCTCCCCTTCAAGAGAGAAAGAGCCGACTCCGCCCGGCGGCGCCTGTTTGGGAGGCGCCCTATTATTTTTCAACGGCTTAGCCTCGCGGTTCGGATTCTCACCCGGACTCCTTTTTTGATCGGAGTTGGATTCCGAACCGGGGGCTAAGCGGTCGCGATCGCGGTTGACACGCTTCTGGCTGACCCGTCCGTCCTTCGTCAGGAGGAGCGCGCGAATCGTGGTCGCGACTCGCTTCCAGCGCCCGATCGTCATCCGCGTCACGCGCGCGAGATACTGGTCGCTGCCGTCGAGGGAGCCGTCCCGTGAGCGCCACAGCGCCATGAGGATCAGGAGATAGGCGCCGTGCTCGATCGTCGAGAGGTGCCCCGTGTCGGAGAGGTAGGCGGACGTGTCGAGCGGCATCGGGCGCGGATCGCTCATTGCTTCTCGTCCTCCTGGAGCGCGCGGGTCGCGTCGACGAGGTTGCGCGCGGCGCCCTTCCCGGGGACGCCCGCGCGGTCGTTGCGGCCGACCTGGAAGCCGTGACGGTAGCTCGCGGAGCGGTTCGCCGACGGCTCGGGCGAATCGGGGTCGAGCCCGTCCCGGTAGCCTTCCTTCATTTCGTCGATCAGTACAGAGCGGGTCATAGGAGGTCGCACCCCACGAAGTCTCGGCCGGTGTCGCGGCAGACGTCCAGGACCCCGTAGCCGCCGGCGCAGGGGTCGACGACGAGGTCCCCGCGCCGCGTGACGGCGCGCACGAGGCGCTCCGTGAGCTGGCGCGGCTTCGCGTGCGGGTGGACGGAGCGGTCCTGATACTCCGGCCAGCAGTCGGGGATCGCGCGGTCGCCCCAGACGCCCTTCGCGCGGATCGGGTCCTTCTGGACGATCACCACGAACTCCGCGACGCAGCGCGCGCGTCGCCCCATCCCGATCCGCAGCTTGTTCCAGGTGATCAGGTCGACGACCGCGAGGCTCTCCGTGCGCGCGAGCCACGCCCGGTAGTGGCAGGTCGCGAGGGTGAACTTGTCGATCCAGAGCGCGAGGTGACCGCTCGGCCTCAGGACGCGCTCGACCTCCTCGACCATCCCGGCGACGTCGGCGTCGGTCATCTGGGGGAGGGCCGCGCGCCCCTTCTGCCGCGCGCCCTCGTTCCCGTAGGCCTGACGGTCGAGGACGGCGCGATACTGCGGGTCCACGATCGCGAGCGCGGCGCAGCGGTCGGGGAGCGCGCGAAGGAGCGCGCGGCCGTTCATCCGCTGGCGGACGTTCCGCTTCGGAGCGACCTTCTGCATCGGCGAATCGATTCCCTGTTCTCGCCGACGGCTACCGTGGACGGTCGCGCGCGTCCACTCCGCCGACCGAGCGGTCCCCGCAATCCCCGCTACGTGGGCCCGAGGTCGAAGAGCGTGTAGCCGATCTTGGTCACGACCTTTATGGTCAGGCGCGCGCGGGCGAGCGTCGCCTGAAGGTCGGGCAGAAGCCCGCGAAGAAGATCCTGACCCGCCGAGCGGCCCGGGTAGACCTTCGCCGCGATCCGGTCGCCGCCGAGGATGGCGGGCATCACGCGCAGCAGCATCGTCACGAAGTTCGCCTCCTCGGGCCCGAGCCTGACCTCCGCGCCGCGGTGGACCAGGCGTCCGCCTGGCCAGAGCGTGACGCCGTTGCGAACGATCGTCTCGCCGACCGCGTCCTGAGGAGCCTGCTTGACCTGGGGCGGCGGTCTCGCCGGCGCGCTTGCGCTGACGGGAGAAGGGGCAGCGGGCTTGGCAGGGGACGCCGCTCGGGGCGGGACGCTTGGCGCCGGTCGGGGCGGGGGCTTTACAGGTTCCGGTTCCCGCTTGACGGATTCGGCTTCTGGCTTGTCAAAGCGCGACTTCTCCTTCACAGGCGCGCGCACGTTCAGCGCCCGCAGCCACGCCGAGGCCGTCGCGTCGGTGGAGGTCACGCCGCTCTCCGCGACGGCCGTCGCCGCGATCGCCGCCCAACTCTCCGCCGTCTTGCTCGAGATCACGGCGGAGAGCGCGTCGTCCATCCCGGAGTCGGGATTGAAGGACCTCAGGACCAGGCCGGCCGCCGTGATCTCTCCGGCCTTCATCGGGCCGCGCTTCGCCGCGACGAGCACGCGGAGAACGCGCACGAGCCCGTCCTCCCCGTCGGTCTTCACGATGGCCTTGAGCGCGCCGACCGCGATCGTGGCGCCGACCTCCGTCGCCCGGTTGAGGCTGATAGACGTCGGCAACACCGTCGCGCCGGCGGCCTTGCACGCTCGCGCGACGGTGAGCGCGAGAGGCTCCCCGGCGGCGAGCTCGGCGCGGTAGATCATCGGCGCCGTCAGCGCGAGCCGTTCCCGGTTGTGGCCGACGAAGGAGGAGGCGCGCGCCTTGGCGTCGTCCGCCGAGACCACCATCACCGGGATCTTGTCGATGTCCGGGTGCGTCGCGGCCGCCGTCGCCGTGTGCTGACCGTCGATGCAGACGAGGATGTTCCCCGAGTCCGGGAGGCGGACGCAGATGGGCGTCTTGAACCGGGCCCAGCTGAACCCGCCGACGATCTTCCGAATCAGCGCGGTGCCGCTTTCCGCGATCTCACGCTGGTAGTCCTCCTCGACGAACAGCGTCGTCGGGTCGACCCACTCGAACTTCGGCCGCACGCGACCGACCTCGGCGGGCTGAACGCCGCGCAGCGACTCCGCCTTCAGGGGGCGGATCGAGCGGAGACCGCCGCCGGTCATTGCGGGAGGAATAGGTGATAGAGGAAGGGATACACCCACTTGAAGTAGACCGGGCCTACGAAGAACCCGACGACGAGGCCGACCGCCAGCCCTCGCGCGCACGTTTCGCGTTGGGAGACCTCGCGCGTCATACCAAGGTCGCTTCCCGCTCCGCCTCGCTCGCGCGTTTGACCGCGCCGCTGCGGAGGAGCATCGCGCCGAACCAGGCGATCAGCGCCGCCTCCGCGCGGTTGTGGTCGCGCTTGCGCTCGAAGCCGCGGAAGCGCGGGAAGAGCTTGATCGCGCGCTGGCGGCTGTCCTCCTTCTCGCGCTTGATCAACCCGTGCGCCTTCTTCCACGCCGTCGTCTCGATCACCGTGTGCGGGACCATCAGGCCCTCGACGCACGCCTCCAGCGCGCCGACCGCGCGGCCGTAGACGAACCCCGACGAGGATCCCTGGTCTGGCATCGCCTGAGCCCGCTCGATGAAGCCGTGGTCGGGCGTCCGCCCCGGGGACCGGACGAACTCGAGGACGCGCGGCACGTCCACCCGCCGCTTCGCCTTCTCCCCGGTGGTGGGGACGTCGACCGCCGCCAACAGGTCGATCCCGCCGGCGACGTCCACGCGCACGAGCGCGAGGCCGCCGCTGAGACCGGGATCGATGCCGAGGATGATCACGACCTACTGCCGCGTCGCCGGGGCGGGGAACGGCGAGACCGTGCCGGTCTTCTTCTCCTCGCCGTCGTCCTCCGCGTCCTCCTTGTCGGGCTCCAGGCGGAGCTTGGGCGCCGACTCCGCGCGCTCGTTCAGGCCGAGCACGTCGCGGTAGTACGCTTGCGTGTCGTAGAACTCGGCGAGCTTCTCCGGGGTCATCCGGTCCTCCGCGACGACCGAGGCCCACGCCTTCTTGTGAAGGTGCTCGTGCTCGACCAGCTGCGCGACCTTCTCGCCGTACCCGCCGGCGATCGCGCGCGCGTCCTTGTACGCGCTGCGCGCCGCCGACATCAGCGTCTTCAGCTTGCCCTTCGGGGTCTGCTGAGAGACCTCCGACGGCTTCACGGCTTCACTGTCTTTCTTCGCCATAACGGCCTCCGATGATGACGACGGGTTCAAAGCGGTGGGACGCCTCGTCGTCCTCGCGAATGTCGCGAAGCATCGAGGCGATCAGGTGACCGACCGTGTCCCCGGTGGCGAGCGACATCGCGCAGAGCCACGCCGCGGTAGCGGGGTCCAGCGGGAGATCGTCGATGCCTGAGACGCGAATCGCCATAGCGAGAGACGCATAGACGATTCGAGAATCGGTGCACAAGAGTCGCGTCGCGAAAGGTTGGGGAGAGAAATCACCGCCGACGGCGCGGAGGTTTTATGATGACGGCGCGGCAGTAGGGCCACTCGGCCCCGGGAGGCCATTCCGACGTGATGGCGGCGAGCATCGCGTCGAGCTTCTGGAGCGAGACGCTCCCCTTGCCGGAGAAGAAGGAGCCGAGGAATCCGGCGTTTCCGTAGAACCGCTTGCTCACCTGGGCGAGCGTCGAGCCCGTCGCCGCGCGGTACGCCGCGACGATGCTCCGGAGATTTGCACGCATCACGTTCTCGATCATGTCACCGCTGATAACATTGTCCCCACCCCTCTTACAAGCGGGGAGGAATTTCTCTACCCTGGGCGGGCGTCGCAACCGAATCAGGGGCGGCGGATGATCGGACCGCGCCCGCGGTCCGGCCCCGCCGGTCGTCCTGAGCAACAGAGGAGATCGGAGCGGTGAGCCTTCCCCAGAACTATCAAATCCGGAAGGGTGACGTCGTCATCCTTCACGCGGTCGCGAAGCGGACCGCCAGGCCAGAAGACACCTACATGTCGTTCGAGATCGTGGGCGCTCACGCCTCCCCGATCGTCGAGTTCTCCGAGATCGTCGGCGTCCACCGCCGTCAGTGGGAGCCCGGCGACGTGGTCAGGAACGTCCACGACTATGATGACTTCGGAGAGGTCGTCGCCGCCTACGAGGACAAGGTCTGGGTGAAGACCAAGAGCGGAGCGATGGTGACCTTCGACTCGCTCGTCCTCGAAGCGTACGAGGAGCCCGCGGCCGAGCCGCCGCCGGCGCCGCCGTTCCCGGCCGCGATGACGACGGAGGAGCTGGTCAAGGCTCAGGGACTCGACGTGCCGTCGGCCGCCGCCCCTGACGAAGAAACCCCTTTCTGAGGAGCCACGTCATGACCGACCAGAACCCGCGCGAGGCCATCGGCGGCAACAACCCGCCGCTCGGCCGGCTGATCTCCACGGAGGGCGGCGAGTTCGCCGGCGTCGTCACCGCGTTCCTCGAGGAGGAGTACGCGCAATGGCCCGAGAAGGTGAGGGCGCTCCTCGCGGAGGCTACGACGCTGATGCGTGACCCGGAGACGGGCGCGCTCCGCGACATCGCGGACGACGCGATGAAGACCCAGGTCGTCGGGCTGATCCGCCGCTTCCGGGACGCCTCGAAGACGCTGGAGGGATTCCACGGGAAGGAGAAGACGCCCTACCTCGACGGCGGGCGCGCCGTGGACAGCTTCTTCTTCGGCCTGATCGACCAGTGCCTCCGGCGGGACAGGAAGGCCAAGCCGGGCGCCGCCGACGTGCTGAACGCCAAGCTTACCGACTACGACACGCGCAAGCTTGCGGAGGAGCAGGCCGCCCGCGATCGCGCCGCGGCGGAGGCGCGGCGCGTGGCCGAGGAGGCGGAGGCCGCGCGCCGCAAGGCGGAAGAGGAAGCCGAGGCGGCGCGCCTCGCCGCCGAGCGCGCGCGCAAGCCGGAGCAGCAGCAGGCGAAGGCGGAGGTCGCGGACACCGCCGAGCGCCAGGCCGACGCCGCGAAGGTCGAGGCGACGGTCACGGCGGGGAAGGCGGTCGAGACCCACATCGCGACGCTCGCCCGGCCCGCCGACATCATGCGGACCCGGCACGAGGGCGGCATCACGAGCACGGTGGCGACGGAGACCTACGCGGAGATCACCGACCGGGACCTCCTCGACAAGGCCAAGCTCTGGCCGCTCCTGAGCCTCGACGCGATCCAGAAGGCCGTCAACGCCTACGCGAAGGCGACCGACTGGAAGACGCCGATGGCGGGCGCGAGCATCGGGCGCCGGCCGAAGTCGCGGGTGCTGTGATGGCACCCATCAAATGCGTCAACGGATGCTTCGACGCGGCGCACTGCCGAGACGCTGACAACTGCCCGCTCAGGGTGGCCGGCGCCGCGCGGCCACCTGGGAATTGTCCCGTGTGCCACTCCGAGGCCGAGACGGACTGTCAGATGTCGTTCTGCCCGTACCGCGCTCCCGACATTCCGAAGGGAGTCGCGGGGGCAGGAGGATGGGCGTCGGAGGCGACGCTCCGCGACTACTTCGCCGCCGAGGCTCTCCCGGTAGCCGTGACGCACCTTCGTTCGCTGGCTGACCGCGGCACCTACGCGGCGCCGGGGACCTCGATCGCGAAGGTGGCCGCCAGCCTTGCCTACGAGATGGCGGACGCGATGCTGGAGGCGCGCAAGCAATGAAGAGCGACGGACCCTATCGCCTCGTTCAGAGCGGCGGCGCGTCCACCGTCACCCTCCCGCTGCCGATGGGGGCGGGCATGGCGATCATCACCCCTCAGGAGAACCCCGTCCGCGTCCTCGACCACCGGGGGCGCGAGCTCGCCCTCGTTGACGCTGGCGAGTCGGCGTGGCTCCGCGAGCGGCTCCGCTGGTGGTGGCCGTTCGGCGCTCGTAGGACCCGGTGGCGACTGGTCAGGAAGGAGCGGACATGCGCGCCTTTCTCCTGATCGTCCTCCTGGAGATCGCCGTGGCGTTCACGCTCCTCGGCGGCCCGTCGAGGTCCGAGCGAGTCCACGTCGTGCGAAACGGCTCCCGCGTGTGCGTCTACACGCGCGGGAGGGACGGCAGGATCTTCCCGGCCGACGCCGGGGCCTGCGAGAACCTGAAGCTCAACGAGAGGAGAGACCCATGACGAAGGCGAAGACCAAGGCGAAGGAGCAGGACGCGGAGGCGCTCCTGTTCACGCCCCCCGAGGAGCAGGGAAAGCCGTCGCTCCCGGCGAAGGTAGACCCGAAGCCGAAGACCCCGGCGCGCGCGCGCGAGGAGCCGGCGCGCGTCGTCCCGATCGCTGACCCGCTCCAGATCATGGCGGTGATCGAGCGGCTCGCGACGAACCCGACCGTCGACCCCGAGAAGCTGGAGCGCCTCCTCGCCCTTCAGGAGCGCCTCCTCGACCGCAACGCGAAGACGGCCTTCGACGACGCGCTCGGGCGCGTGATCCCCGCGCTCCCGGTCATCACCCGGGACGGCAAGATCATCGTCCAGGAGAAGACGGCCACCGGCAAGCGCGACGGCGCCGTGACGCAGAACACGCCCTACGCGAAGTGGGAGACGATCATGCCGATCGTCAACCCGATCCTCGCGGAGCACGGCCTCCACATCCGCCACCGGATCGGGACCGCCGCTGACGGCCGCGTGCGCGTCACCGCGCTCCTCTCTGGCTACGGCTACACCGACGACTCCTGCTACTTCGACCTCCCGGCCGACACCACCGGGTCGAAGAACAACGCCCAGGCGTGGGCGTCCGCCGTCAGCTACGCGAAGCGCCACACGGCCTGCGCCGTCCTGAACATCGTCACGCGGCAGGAGGATGACGACGGGAAGGGCTCCGGGCGCCCGGTCGTCATGGGCGAGCCCATCGACGTCGACCAGGCCGCGCGCATCCGGGACTTCGCGGAGGCGGTCGGCTGCAAGGTCGAGCGGCTGATCTCCCACCTGAACAAGACGCGGCCGAAGGGTCACCCGGAGATGGAGAAGCTCGACGACCTGCCGGTCGCGCGGTTCGATGCGGCGATCGACGCGCTGCGCGGCTACGAGGCGAACGCGAAGAAGCTCGCGGAGGAGAAGGCCAAGGGAGGTCAGCAGTGAAGACCTGGATCACGCTCCTCTACCTCGGGCGCGTCTTCGACGTGCTCGGGCCGAGCTACGACACCATGCAGGTATGCCGCGACGCGATCCAGGACCGGGCTCAGTTCGCCATGTTCGCGGATCGGGCCGGGTACTCAATCGACGACATCACGCTCGACTGCGTCCGCGCTCGGGACCGCCCGCGCGTCGGAGAGCAGCGGTGAGTCCCGCTCCCTCGTCGCCAGCGAGGCCCAGGAGATCGCCATGGACAGGTGGAGCCTGCGGTCCCCTGGATCAGGCAACTCCTGCGCCGCGCGCAGGTGGTGCGCGGCCAGCGCGCGGTAGCGTTCCAGTCTCAGCATAGGGCCTTCGTAGGCCTGATCGACCCACGAAATCTGATCAGATTTGAACACCCGGAGGGAAGATGAAGCGCGCGACCACCGCGGCCCGGAAGCCGCCCCCTGAGGTCATAGAGACCTTCGACTGCGAGCAGCGCGGCGAGGACTGGTACGCCCTCCGCCTCGGGCTCGTCACCGCCTCCGTGCTCTCCGCCGTCATGGCGGGGAGCGAGGAGCGGAGGATGCGGTCGAAGCTCCTCTACCGCCTCGCCGCCGAGAAGATCACCCGTCAGCCGATGGAGACGTTCTCCAACGACGCGATGGCGCGCGGCGTCGCGCTCGAGCCGGAGGCGCTGGAGCACTACGCCTTCACGCGCGGCGTCGAGCTGGAGCGCGTGGGCTTCGTCCGGCGCACGATGAGGAAGTTCGGCGGCGACATCGTCGTCGGGTGCTCCCCCGACTCGCTCGTCGGGAAGGACGGGATGGTCCAGATCAAGACGATGCAGCCTGACCTCCTCGTCGAGCTCGTCGACAACGGCCGCTTCCCGTCCGAGCACCGCTGGCAGTGCCACGGGGAGCTTTGCTTCTCGGGGCGCCGGTGGTGCGACCTGATGGTCTACTGGCCGGGCTTCCCGAACCCTCCGTCCTGGCGGATCGAGCGGGACGAGTCGACGTGCCGTCAGATCGAGAACGAGGTCGAGAAGTTCGACTGGGAGCTTCGCGAGCTGGTCAAGCGGATCGAGGCGAGGAGGGGCCGGTGAAGCCTTCACGAATCCTCGCGGTGAAGCAATCACCCATGAACGCTCTGCGTTGGTGCCTGCAGCTTGATTGCGGTCACGATCAATGGGTGACCGCGAAGCGGCGCCCGACGCGCGTTTCGATCAAGTGCGATCGCTGCGCGGAGAAGCTTCGCGACATGAAGAAGAGGAGCGCCCGCTGATGGTCGCCTATTCGTACAAGCGCCGGTTCATCCCGGCGATCGAGGTCGGGCTCGGCCTACGCTCAGGCGCGGCCGTGATCCACGCCGAGGCCTACGTAGACCCCGCGGTCGAGCCAAAACTTCAGACGATCCGCGCGGAGGGCAAGAAGCGCCACGCCCGTCCCGGGGAGGAGATACAGCTCTACTTCGGGCTCAGGACCAAGCACGCGCGGCTGATCGGGCGGGCGCGCTGCACGCGCGTCAGGAGGATCACGATCACGTTCGGCCGGGCGGAGCGCGTCTCGATCGAGGGCGGAGACCTATTCGTCTCCGAGGAGACGCTGAACGCCTTCGCCCGCCGTGACGGCTTCCGCTCCTGGGACGAGATGCGGGAGTTCTGGCGCGAGGAGCACGGCCTGAGACTGAGGTCCGGAAAGCCCAAGCTCCTGCCGAAGGAGTTTCGAGGCCTGCTGATCGAGTGGGAGCCGCTATGAGCGACTGGCGAGACATGGAGGAGAAGCTCGTCCGCGCGTTAGAGGCGAGAGGCTTCCACCCGTTCAAGCTTGACGGTGACGGAGATTGGCAATTTAAGCCCGCTAAATGGTACGGGGGATACGTGCGCGGGACGCCGGTCGAGCGCGTCTCGATCACACAGTTGGCGAAGGAGATTGCGTCGTGAGCCGCACGCTCCCCGTCAACTTCACCTGGCGAGAGGTCCAGATCGTCGACGAGGACGGCGTAGTCTCCCGCCGTCACGTCATGGACCCGAACCCGCGCTACGACAACGTCGCGAAGCGCCAGTTCCACGCGGGTGAGGAGTACACGCTCGTCATCGCGGAGGCCCGCTCCCGAAAGAGCCACAACGGCTACTTCGCGCAGCTCAGCGACGCCTTCGACAACCTCCCCGAGACGATGGCCGCGCGCTGGCCGACCAGCGAGCACATGCGGAAGTGGATCCTGATCGAGACCGGGTGGTTCGACGAGAAGGACTTTGAGTTCGAGGGCGTCCACGCGCGCCGCGACGCTCAGCGGCTCGGGACGTTCATCCGGACCGAGGACGAGTACGCGCGGATCAGCCTCCACCGCGCCGGCGACCGCAAGGTCAGGGTGATCGTGCGGCGGGCGAAATCCCAGGCGATGGACGCCATGCGGGACAAGGCGACGTTCGAGGCCAGCAAGAAGGACGTGCTCGGCTGGCTGGAGCACGCGATCGGCGTGGAGCGCGGGACCCTGGAGCGTGAAGGAGGAATGTCAGCGTGACCGACTTCGCCGTCAGGGGGAAGACCGCCGAGATCGAGCTCGGGCGCCGGCGCCCGACCGTCAAGATCGTCCTCGAGTTCTCGACGCCGTACGAGGCCGCGATCATCTACGGGGACCTCTCCGAGGCGCTCCGCCGCCGCGGGTCGGCGGTCGTCGTCCGGATCAACGTCGGACCCGTCATCGAGGAGAAGCAAGGATGACCGACTTCACCGCCACGGTGCAGGCCATGCCGCCGAAGGACAAGCCCATCGAGTGGATCGCCGCCGACGGAAAGATCGTCGCGGGAAAGTGGTGCGGGGGCGCGGTTTGGCTCCCTGACGGCTCGTCGATGTACGCCTACTACACGCCCGCGTTCTGGCGACTGAGGAGCGCGCCGTGAGCCGCCTTGCCGAAGCGTTCGTCGACGGCCGCGGCCGCTACCCGGGAGAGCCCGGCTGGAAGGAGCCCACGACGTCGCGCGACGCCGCGCGCCGGGTCACCGGCGATGCCGCCATCCTGCGCGAGAGGGTCTACGCCGCGATCGCCGCCGCCGGCGCGCGCGGCCTGACCGCTGACGAGGCCGCCGCCGCCGTCGGCCGGAGCGTCCTCTCCGTCCGCCCGCGCGTGACCGAGCTGGCGAAGGCTGACCCGCCCCGGATCGTCCCGACCGGAGAGCGGCGAGCGAACGAGAGCGGGATGAAGGCCAAGGCCTGGAGGAGCGCATGAGCGACGACGTCATGGACGCTGAGAAGATCCTTGTGGTCGAGCGCCTGGTCGAGGCGCTTCGCCTCGCCGGCGCGCGCGCGAACCCGGGAACGCCAGAGCACCGCGATTATCTGGTCCTGAAGGCCGTCGCCGCCGACCTCCGCGCGATGCTCCCGGAGACCGCGCACACCGCGCTCCGGAGCCTTCAGCATCAGGTCAACGCCGCCCAACGGCAGAAGGCTCGACTCGGCTTCGTCGAGGTCGGCCTCCAGCAAGGGCTCGCGGCCGCCGCCGTCGCCCATTGGCCCGCCGTCAGGATGGCGCTCGCGCGCGCGTCGCGCATCGAGGAGACCGAGGCGGAGCGGGACATGTACCAGATGATGGCCCACGACCTCGCGGCCGACGCGGTCGTAGCCACGATCACCGGGAAATTCCCGGCCATCGCCGAGCGGTGGAAGAAGGTCCCGAGGCACGTCGAGACCGACTCCGCCGTGATCCTGACCGGGGGCCGAACGTGAGGGGCAACCGGAGCCTGATCCAGCTCCTACTCGTGCTGGCGAGCCGGATGGAGGAGAGCGGTGGACCGAAGGACTCGGTCGCGGCGCTCAGGCTGTTCGCCGAGAATCGCGCGGACCGTCTCCGGGCCGCGATGCGTCAGCGCATCTACGACCTCATGTGGGACGGGGACTCGCTCGGCGCCGACGCGATCGCGGAGTTCATCCCGAGCTCGGACGCCGACGAGGCCTTCGCCGCCTGGGAGCACGACATCGAAGGGAAGCAACCGTTGACCGCCTACTACGGGAGGGGAGAATGAGCGCCTTTGCAGTCGCGGCCGGCGCGCTGCGATACCTCGACTACGACGCCGTCCTCCGTCAGGAGAACTTCCGGCCGGAGGAGATCGTCGCCGCGGCGCTGATCGCCCCGGTCGCGGGTGAGGCGCGCGTCGGAACCTACGCCCTCGCGCGGGAGACGGTGACGTGGAGCAACGCAGATGACGCTTGACGAGATCGTCGCCGTCTACAAGGGGTCGAGCGGCGACGCGACGAAGGCCCTCTACGCCAAGCTGGAGGCGGTCGGGCCGATGGGCCTGATCGCGGTGAACCTCTTCCGCGCGTGCAAGACCTCCGAGCGCGCGAAGAAGTACCGGCGCGGCCCGGGACACATATCGGCGTCCTACGAGCGGAAGGACTGGAGCGTGGAGAACGCGACCAGGATCCTCGCCGGGATGAACCCTCCGCCCTTCCGGTGGGGTTGGGGGATCGACGAGGTGATGAAGCGCAGCCGCCCCGACGACCCGCACCACCACGTCGTCTACTTCGACCTGCCGACCGGCCAGGTCTCCTTCCACGTCGGCGCCCGCCACGACGGCCCGGACTATCCCGGGAAGTGGGACCGCGCGGTCGGCGTCGCGTGGAGCCGCGTCTGCGAGTGGACGTGGGAGGTCCTCAACGGAGTCGTTTCGACTCCGCTCCCGCCGCCCGAGGCGGAGGCCGCCGATGACGAGAGCTTCGCTGACCGCGCGGTCCAGGCGGAGATCGACCGCGCGTGCGGCGTCGAGAACGAGGACATCGGCTGGCTGATCCCGCCGGAGGAGGACTGATGATGACCGAGTTTCATCCCGTACAAACGCAGGACTTCGTGCGACCGCATCTGCGCCCCGTCATTCCCGCGTCGGTCGCCCTGCGGGCTTACGAGGTCTACTGCCACGTCTACGCTCCGCAGTCCGCGATGGTCGACCTCGCCGGCCGAGGGTGCCGCGGCGGGTTCAGCTTGGGCGAAATAATTGGCTTCCTCTACGCGCGCTCGTTCCCGAAAGAGGAATGGCGCAAGCGATGGGAAGAAGCGTGCGAGCGACCGCCGAAGCAACGATGATGGCACAGCGCATCCGGTTTCGCTCGTCGTCGCTGCCGATACTACTGGAGATCGACGAGCATATACGATTTTGCGACATCCGCGGCCCGGTCTCTCGGTTCCGCGATTGCGCGTCTGATCGTCTCGACGGCGCCTACTTTCGGCGCGAACTGCGGGATTTAATTCGACATGGGCTTCTCAAGATCGTCGAACATGGCTTCGACGACTCGATGGGTCGCGACGTGAACAGAGACCGCGACCCGCAGCTTTGCGGCACGTCATGGAGTGTTGACCCGACAGAGCGACTGATCCGAGCGTGCTGGCCGGATCGCATTCATGGTGAGAAGTTGGGTTCTGCGGAGGGCGGCGATGCCGAGCGATCCTAGGAGAGTGAAGGCATCCCATAACGGCGGCTTGCAAACGGCCTCGCGCCCAAGTCGATGGAGATCGGTGCTCTCCCCGCCCTCCGCAGAGCCCAATGTTGGTGAGAAAGCGTGACGCTCCGCCAGCGCCAGCCGCGCGTCGAGGACCCGGACTTCCTCGACTTCCTCCGGGGGCGGCGGTGCTGCTCCTGCGGGGCGCCCCCGCGCGTCCAGGCGGCCCACCTTCGCGCGGCGTGCCCTGACCGGGGAAAGCGGGAGACCGGGATGCAGGAGAAGCCCGACGACCGGTGGGCGGTTCCCCTCTGCTCGAGCTGCCACCTGGACGGTCCTCAGGCCCTCCACCGGGTCGGGGAGGAGCGGTTCTTCTCCCGCCTCGCTATAGACCCCTTCGGGCTCGCGGAGCGGCTCTACGGCGAGTTCTCAGCCGGACGCCCTCCCGTTAACCCCAGATTAACCAGGCCACCCCGTAATCGCCCCCGGCCCGCGCCGGGGGTGGCGAGGACTTGGCCCAAGCGCCCCCTCCGGAGCGCGAGCCGCTGGCCGCCGTCAGGCGCCCGGCCGTTCAACCGGAGGAAGGACCGATGACCCACCGCGAACCGCTCAGGGAGCGGCTCCACGCCGCCGCCGCCGGCGTCCTGACCGATGACCGCCGCGTCTTCGCGCGGCACCCCGACTATGCCCTCTACCTCGCGATCCTGCTGCGCGAAGCGGCGGACGCCAACAGGGAGACCCGTGATGTCGAAGGAGCAACCGAGCTCGAAGTATGACGGCCTGCGCGCGATGCGCGAGGCCAGCTTCGCGAAGACGGCGCCGCCACGCGCGCCGGCCACCGAGGTCAGGAAGGCCGTCGAGGCAGTCCCGGCCAAGAGGCCGGCGAAGAAGGCGAAGCGGAAGGGGAGGCGGTGATGGGCGCGAAGACCGCGATCGGCTGGACGGACGCGACCGTCAACTTCTGGTGGGGTTGTACGAAGGTCGGTCCCGGGTGTGATCACTGCTACGCTGAAAAATGGGATCAGCGGACCGGCGGAGCGCACTGGGGCGTCGGCGTGCCCCGCCGGAAGATCGCCAGCGCGGAACGGCTGATCGGTCGCCTCAACGACAAGCAGCCCGGTACGCGCGCTTTCGTTCAATCGATGTCGGACCTGTTCGACGTCGAGGTCCCGCTGGAGTGGTTCGACCACGCGTGGAATTGCATCCACGCCGCCGAACGCCTCCGCCTCCAGATCGTGACGAAGCGGGTCAGCGTGATCGAGAAGCGGCTCGCGCAGATCTGGCACGGCACCTGGCCGAAGCACGCCGGCCTGATCATCACCGTCGTGAACCAGGAGGAGGCCGACCGTGACGTGCCGCGCGCCCTCGCGCTCAAGGCGAAGCTCCGCATCCCGTGGCTCGGGCTGTCGATCGAGCCGCAGTTAGGCCCCATCATGCTGCCGGTGCCCCGCGCCGGGGGGCTTTGGCATCTGACCACGACAAGAGGCGCCCCCAACGGTGAGCCCTGGCTGGCCGACCCAGACGGGCATAAATGGTCCGCCTACGATCTCATGTCCTTCGAGTGCGTCGATTGGGTCATCAGCGGTGGCGAGAGCAAGCAGGGCAAGGACCACGAGCCGCGCGTCTACGACCTCGCGTGGGCGCGCTCGTTGCGCGACCAGTGCGCCGCCGCCGGCGTCGCCTACTTCCAGAAGCAGGTCGGCTCGATGCCGTTCCCGTACTTGGCGACGCGGTTGAAGGACCGCGCCGGTGCCGACCCTGCCGAGTGGCCGGAGGACCTGCGCGTTCAGCAGTTCCCGGAGGCGCTCCGGTGAGCGACCAGCGATCCCTGGACGCGCTCCGCGACGAGTTGAAGGCCTGCGTCATGCGGCTGCGGCTGATGTCTACCGACGAGTTGGTCGAGAGATGCGTCGCCCTCTGTGAGCCGTTCGCCCCGGGGACGGAGAACGTCCTCCTGATAGACGCTCTCGTGCTGCGCGCCGGCGACGGGTCGATCGAGGCCGCGGCCGCGCTCTTCGCGGTGAGCGCGCCGGAGGCCCACTGTCTTGACGCGCTGAAGAGGCTCTTCAGACGGAACCCCGCCGTCGTCGAGGCCTACCAGACGGAAATGCTGACGCAGATGTTCACCGACTTCGCCGAGGGTGAGGTCGCCGCCGGGCGCATGACGGTGACGATCGGTCCGAAGGGCGAGAGGCTCTACGGATCAGCGCCGAAGAAACGGAGCCGCGGCGGGGGACGCCGCCGCGGCAGTTGAAGGGTGGGAGAACGTCCGCGACCTGAAGATGGTGGACGGGTCGCCGACGCGGTATTTATCGGCCGCATCCGGCCGGCGCGCAAGTAGCTTGTTGCGTTCGAGTCGTCATCAACGCTGAACGGGAGAACCCGACAATGACCTCGTACGGACTCAAGATCACCGCCGCCGTCGTCGGCACGATCCTCGGCGCCGCCGTCGGCGGAGCCTTCACCTTCGTCGCCTGGTTCGCGCCGGGCGGCGCCGCGCCGCTCTTCCTCCTCGCCATCGTCGGCTTCCTGATCTGCGGAGGATCCCTCTGGTTCGGCGGCCGCACGCTCTCCGCCGAGATCGAGGCGAGCGCCGACGACCACTACCGCTACCAGCTCGAGCAGCGAGCCGCCGCCGACCGTCCGCGTCCGCCGCGCCCCGCGCTCCCGGGCGAGGTCGATAAGCTGCTGCGCGAGCACGGCGCGCTCCTCCAGGAGGGCGTCAGCGTCTTCACGCGGATGGCGGACAATAACACGGCGCTGCTCGCCGCCTCCGACGGGCTCGCGGAGTACGTCGAGGCGATCAACCGCGACCGCTCCAAGCTGCACGAGGAGGTCACGCGCGCGCGCCACGCGATCGCGGTGTGGAACGGTCAGGTCCAGATAGAGCGCGCGGCGGCGCCGCGGCGCGAGCCTGGGGCGGACGCCTACGGGCGCCGAGCGCCGGCGTTCCTCAGGCGGGATGGAGCGAACGGAGCGGCGGGCGACGACATGGAGGCCGAGCTCGCCTCTCTGGTCGCGCGTCCGGCTGAGCCGGCTGAGCCGGTCGAGCCTCCCGAGGGGGAGCGAGGCTAGAACCTCGCGAGCAGCCGCCCGACCAGCCAGAGGGCGAGCGCCCACCCGCAGCCGGTGAAGAAGCCGACGCAGAACCACACGCCGATCAGGTACGGGGTGATGGTGGCGGGCACGTCAGAACCTATGGCCGAGCAGCAGGAACACGACCAGCACGACGAGGAGAACGCCGATCAGGCTGACGCCGCCGTGGCCGTAACCGTAGCCGTACTGCCACCGGTTCGTCGGCCCGATCGGGCCGATGGGACCGCCGACGCCGCCCAGGCCTCCGAGGAGGAAGAGGACCAGGATCACGATCAGGATGGTGCCAAGCACGGGGCAGGTCTCCGCCCGCAGGGTTGCGGCGTGACCTCAACTGGCGCCAGGGTCTAAAGGTTCCGGCCGGCCTACGGTGAGTGCCCGCTCTTGAAGAACAGGTACGCCGTGATCAGCGCCACGACGAGGCCGGCGGCGAACGATATGCCGGTCCTCACCGCGTCGAAGCCGCTCCTCTTTCCGGTGGCGTTCCCCTCGGCCAGCGTGAGCGCCTTGGCGGTGATCTCTTTGTAGGCCTCGAACTCCGCGTGGAGAGCGTCCAGCGCGTCCTTGCGCGCGAGCGTCCCGACGAGGGTAGCGGTAGCGTCCTGCCACTTGGTCAGCAGGTTGTTGTGGGTCTTCAGCCGCTCGCGCGTCCATCTTCGGTCGAGCTTGATGGCTACCTGATCAGCCTTGCGCACGCGCCGATCCGCCCGGCGCTCGGCCTTGGCGCGGGCGAGGTCCGCCCGGCGCAGCGCGTCGAAGTGCTCCTTCAGTGAAACGCTGTTCTTGCGTCCCGCCACGGCTCCCCCTCGGCGCTCCTCAGACCGCCATCCACACCCCGAACAGTATCGCCGCCGCCGTGACCGCGACCCACGCCCACGGTGAGAACCGGAGCGGGAGGACGGCGCGCATCCAGCAGATCGCGCCCCAGATGATCGGGACGCTGGACGCGATGATGATCGGCTGCGCGAGCGGGCCGAACCAGCCAGGATCCCCTCCGTGGTTCTGCAGGTGCCGAACCCACCACACGTCGCCGGTGCGGAGGAAGAGCCCGAAGAAGATGATCGTCGCCGCCCACGAGGCCTTGGTCCTAGCGTAGACGCGCGCCGCGATCTGGAGGCGCGTCGACTTCACGTCGTAGGCGGAGCGCGCTACCAGCCTGACCTGGGAGGCGAAGTAGAGCGCCGCCGAGATCAGCATGCAGCCCTCCAGGATGAAGATCATCCCGTTGCCGGCCTCGATCACCGACCCCGGCAGCGGCCACTCCCCGTGCATCATCCCCGCCTCGTCTTGGACTGCTGCTTCTTCTTCGGCCGCGCGGACGATCCCTGGGACCTCATGCCCTCGATCATCGTAGCGAACTCGTCGAGCTTGGCGCTCTGCCTCTCAGCCTGCTGCGCGGCCTGCTCAACCTCGGCGGCGATCGGGTGCGCCGGCGGGGAGAACGCGAGGCGGAGGAGGTCGCCGATTCCCTGCATGACGCGCTTCATCGCTGCCCATTGCGGACATTGTCGAGGAGCCGCTGAACGCTCGAGCTGAGCCGAGCCGTGCTCTTCGCCTGGGCGAGCATAGCACGGGTCGTGCTCCGGGCCATGCTCTCGATCGTCTTGATGTCCTGGACGTGACGGCGCCACAAGACGCTTCGGTCGACGGCCCACGCGCCGAGGCAGAACACCGCGACGAACGGGCTCGCCTGCTTCGCCTGATCCCAGAGCCACGTCCAATCCATCCTCCCCTCTCCCCAGAAAAGGAAAGGGCCGCCGGCGCGCGAATCGCCGGCGGCCTCAGGGAGGTAAATTACACGTCCTGCGGGACGCTGTCAGTGCTGATCAGTACAGGAACTTGATCTTCGCGACGTAGTTCGTTCCGATGTTGCCGCACATCAGGCCGACCGTAGCGCCGACGCACTGACCCTTCGAGTCGAACTGCGCCTCGATCGAGGAGTCCATCGCGAAGCCGTTCGAGAGCTGGACGCGGTTGCCGAAGCCGAACGTGGGCGCGATCAGCCAGGCCTTGTTCGACGCCAGCCCGAAGTTGACGGAAACGTCCTTCTCGTCGATCCCGCCGAAGATGTACATGTGCGAGTTGCCGGCGGTCACCCCGGCCGGGAGCGCGGCGAACGGCGGCAGCGTGGTGTTGCTGAGAAGGTTGCCGAGGAAGGGCAAGAACTGCGCGGCCGTCTGGAGCGGGAAGCCGAAGATGATGCGCTGCTCGAAGTCGGCCGGGCCGTTGAGCGTCACGCCGGCGTTCGCGCCGGTGTTGAGGTTCATCAGGTCGAAGTCGGCCTCGACCGCGACGAAGGACTGGGCGCTGGGGAGCGACCATGCGTAGCCGATGGTCACGCCGACCAAGCCCTGGAGCGAGACGACGTTCGCGTTCGCCGCGCTCGCGCTCCCGCCGCCACCGCCGGCGTTGAAGCCGACGTAGAGGCCGGAGCCCGTGTACGGGGCGAGCACGTTCGCGAGGCCCGGGGACTTCAGCGGAAGGTCGGCGGCGCCGGCGGCGCCGGCGAAGAGGGTGGCCGCGATCGCGACCGTGAGGGTCTTCCTGATCATAAGCGTTCTCCTCGTGTTGGGTTGATTCCCCCCGACCAAGGCCGGGGCAACCGGAGGCTATCACCGGGGAGCGCGCTGGACCGTCACCCGCCGGCAACACTCCCGAGAAAAACGACCGGGGTCTCGGGCGTGGCCGCGAGGTAGTTCTCGAAGTGGTGCCACGCGAACTGCGGACCGAGGTCGAGGAGGATGTTCTGGGAGGGCGCCCGGGTCACCTGGGTCAGCGGGCTCGTGTGCACGTAGGGGAAGTCCCGCGTCGTCCAGGCGAGCTCGACGACGGGGTCGAAGCCGATCACGTCGTAGTTGTCGTACGCGAAGCCGGGCGCCGGCGCGAGGATGTCGGCGAACTTCTGGAAGCCCGGCTTCGGCGGCGCCCACCGCCCGACGAACGGTACGCGCTTCATCTGGGTCAGCATGTGCGCCGCCAGGAACTCCGCGTGCGGGGAGCCGAGGGAGTGGCCCAGGAAGATCACGACGTCGTCCGGACCGATCATCGGCGCCAGGATCTCCCAGGCGACCGTGATCCCGTCGTAGAAGCCGACGTGCACGAGCCCGAACTCCGGGTGGTCGAGCGGCGAGCGCGCCAGCGCGATCGCGTCGTGGACCCAGTCCATGAAGGTCCGGGAGCCGCGCGTCACCACGATCAGATAGCGACCGATCCTGACGACGGCGAACATGACGGGCGCGTCGTCCGGGGCGCGGTAGAGCCACGTCACCGGCGGCGCGCCCGCCTCTCCGTAGAGGGCCGCCACCAGGAGCGCGAGGGCGCGGTGCGTCAGCGGCATCGTGGTCAACCCTTCGACGCCTGCTGGTCAGGCTTCGGCGCGGGCGCGGCGGCGAGCGAGGGGTTCGTCGGCGTGGCGGGGTCGACGATCACCGTCTCGATCCGCGCCTTGATCGCGTCGACGGTCGTCTGCGCCATCGGGTCCTGGCCGAGCTGCTTCAGGATGTCGGCGCCGTGGACCTGAGCGTAGCGCACCGCCTGGCCGACCGCCTCGTTCTTTATCTCGACCTTCCCGCGCCCCTCCAGCCGCTTCGCGGCGTCGGCGGCGGCCATGTTCAGCCCGTTGACGATGATCTCCTGGAGGCGGCTGCGCAGGAGATCCGCGCCCTGGATGCCCGCGTTCTTCAGGTAGCGCAGGAGGAGCGCCGTCAGCGCGGCGCCGACCGTCCCGCCGAACGTCGTGACGACCCAGGTGAGCGCCTGGCCGGCGTAGGTGCCGGTGTCGACCACCGCCGCCGGCGCGGGTCCGGGCGCGGCCGCGCCGGTCCCCGCCGTCTGCGCGATCGCGACGCTGGCCGCCGCGACGAGCGCGAGCCCCGCGACGATGGCGACCTTCCGAAGAGCCCTCATGCTTCCCTCTCCCCTGTTTCGAGCCTTCCGGCTCACGCGCTCGGCGGCGTCCATCCGTCGCCGAGGATCTTGTCGAGTTCGCCGACGACCTGAGACCCGGGCAGTCCCGCGTCGACCTCGAGCCCGCGATACTGCTCGAAGGCGCGAACCGCCGTGCGCGTCTTCTTGCCGAGGTCGCCGTCGACCCGCAGCACGTCGATCCCCGACCGCTTGACCAGCGCGAGGAAGGCCGCGTCGTCGGTCATCACCTTGTCGAGCGCGGCCTGCGTCCACGCGACATCGCGCACGACGTGGATCGGCGACGGCGAAGGCTGCGGCGCCGGCGCGGCGACCGTCGCGACCCCGGCCTGACGCGGGAGCGCCAGCGAGGCGTCGAGCGCGACCATCCCGAGGTACATCGCGAGGCACCCGAGCTGCTGGTCCATCACGCCGTAGGAGAACTGCCCGTCCGCGATGTACTTCCCCTTCTGCTGGATCGTCGTCCCGGCGACGTCGTAGGGGGAGCGGATGCGCCAGCGGTCGCGGTAGCCGAAGCCGTTGAAAAGCTCCCACAGGAAGAGCGCAAGCTCGAGGGTCCACTGACCGGCGTACTTCTCGATGCCGTCGATCCTGTAGGCGGCGACCTGAGCGTCGGTGAAGCTCCGGTACGGCCCGAGGCCGGCCGGGACGTGGATCGAGCGCGCGTCCCACCGGTCGCCCTGCGCGGGCGAGTCGCGGAAGTCGTAGCCGGCCTCCCGGTAGAAGCTCGCCGCCGCCCACACGAGGGGAACGCCGAGCTCGTCGCAGCCCGCCTTCAGCTTCGGGAGGCCCGGGATCAGCGCCTTCCTGCAGACCTCGTCCAGCTCGCCCTCGACCTCGGGGCGGACCTGGGCGTGGTCGATCCAGGCGGCGTAGTCGGGCGCGAGCGAGGGGAAAAGGTGCATCATGACGAGGTCACTCGTGCGCGGACTGGAAGTGCATCGGGTCCTTCCGGCCGAGGTAGTCGTTGCCCCAGAAGAACCCCTGAGCCTTGAAGCACGCGGCGACGTCGAGCGGCATCCCGCCGTGCTCCGGGTTCGGCTTGCCGAGAGGGAGAACCTCCGCGTCCAGGTCGATGGCGGCGCCGAAGGCGTGGCAGGAGAGCCGCGAGGAGCCGCGGATCGGACGATAGTTGTAGGTCCCCGAGAAGCGCGTGACGCCCGTCGCGTCGAGCGCGGCCAGGTCGTGGCCGTACTTGTCCCACACCGCCGCGAAGGCCGCCGCCAGGCGGTCCGCCGCCTTCCGGTGGAAGCTCACCTTCTCGCCGAACGGCTTGCCCTCGTACGTCAGCCGGAACGGCAGCGTGACCGGGACGAGGAGGGAGGAGTCCGCCCACGGCCTGCCGTAGAAGGCCAGCAGCGACGCCGTGTCGTCGTGCGGGAAGGTGACCGTCGCCGCGCCGACCGGGACGTCGACCGTGATCGGCAGAGCGACCGCGACGAGCGCACCGTGCGGCTGGTCGAGGAGGTCGGCGGTCGCGTCCCCGATCTTCCCGTCGACCGTCAGCGCGTGCTGACGCTGGAGCCGCTCGACGGCGGAGAGCGTCCCGGCGCCGAAGACGCCGTCCTGCTCGACGCGGTAGCCGGCCTGGGAGAGCGCGAGCTGCGCGGCGAGGACGGCCGCGTCGGGGTTACCCGGCGAGCCCTGACCCTCGGCGATGACGCCGTGCGCGTCGACGAGGGAGCGGAGGGACGACATGGGCGCGCCTCCTCACTTGGCCGATTCGAGCGAGGCGGGGTCGATCGCGCGGAGCGCCTGGACGACCGCGACCGGGCGGTAGCTCAGGCGCTCGACCGACTCGAACAGGCACGCCTTGATCAGGTCGCGCTCCTGCGCGGTGAGGTCCACGCTCCTCGCCTCCCGGATCTTCATCGCGAGGAGGCCTCGAGCGACGATGACGTCGTTCTTCAGGCCGGGCGCCGGGACGTTCAGCGCGTTCGCCACCATGTGGCCGAGCGTCATCGGTACCGTCGGCGCGAGGCAGTTGTTCGCGTTCGCCGGGTCCGGCTTCAGGCACTCCATGTAGGGCTCGCCGTCCTCCTTCGTGACGGGCGCGGAGAAGTCGACGGCGAGGGCGGGTGTGACGAGGGCGACCGCGAGCGCGGCCGCGACGAGGACGGACTTCATGGAAAGGCTCCCTGTTGCGATCTCCCTCCCCCGCAAAAGGGGGAGGGAGGAGGGGATCATCGCACGGGGAGGCTGTGCGCTACAAGAGGGCGCTCAGAACGGCTGCTGAAGGGACGCGGCGGTCACCGCCATGGCGGCCGTGCATCCGGAGCCGTTGTAGTGGATGCCGGCGGTGCCGCCGACCACCAGCTCGTAGCTCGGGATCATGAACCCGCCCGACGACAGCGCGGCGTTCATCTGAGCGGTGACGTCGTGCGTGTGCGCGCGGGTCGCCAGGAACGACGAGGCCCAGGCGTTGACCTGGTCGATCTCGGTCTTCCATCCGGTGTTCGACGGCGTAGGCCAGATTCCCGTCCAGATCAGCGGTCCGCTCCACGAGTTGAAGAGGGCCTGGAGCTTCCCCTCGATCGTCGCGGCGTCGCTGCCGAGCGTTCCGATATCGTTCACGCCGATGTTGATGATGAGGGCGTGGACCACGGGCAGCGACGTTCCCGCCGTCTGACCGCCGAACCCGCTGTTGATCTGAGCGAGCTCGTTGATCAGGCCGTTCACCGTGTTGCCCGGGATGGCCATGTTCACGCCGAAGGGAGAGGCCTGGTTCACGTCGCACAGCGCCGTGATCGAGTCCCCGACCCACAGGTCGTACGATCCTCCCGCGAGGAGCGACGACTGCATCTGCGCCCAGGTCGCCACCTGGAACGTCCAGCACGCGAGCGACCCGCACGACCCCTGGATCGCGTCGTTGGTCGGAAGCGAGCCCGGGCTCGTCCATCCGTAGGAGAAGGTCACGGGCGGTCGCGGAGGAGGGACGGCTACCGAGGGGGAGCCGATCACGTCGAGCTCGACCACGTTGATCAGCGGGTCGTTGTTGCTCGTGATGACGAGACGCCACTGCGATCCCGCCGGCGCGCCCGTGAGCGGGAAGGTGAGCTTCTGGTTGCTGGTGAACGAGACGTTCGTCTGGGTGTCGAGCGTCTGCCACGTCGTTCCGACGAGCGCCTGAAACTGCCACGACTTCGTAGCGGTCGTTCCGCCTGAGCCGTTGGAGCACGTCGAGCAGAAGCCGGTGATCGCGTAGGCGGACGGCACCCAGTTGGCGCCGGCCTGATAGGTGACGACGCTCGTGTTCTGGGAGCCGACCGGGGAGAGCGCCGGGATGGTCTGCTGCGCGAGCGCGACGCCTGCGGCGAGGAGCCACGCGCAAAGAGCGATGAGGGCGCGCATGGTCAGTGCCACGTCGCGAGCGCGCCAGAGCAGAAGTTGCCGCCAGAGCATGACCCCCACGTCGTGCTCACCGCCCGCGGGGTCTGCGCTGCCGTCTCGGCGAAGTGCGCCCCCGTCGTGATGGAGCCGGTAGCTCCGACGTTGTCGTCGAAGTCCTTCGTAGCGCCGGACCAAGTCGAGGTGCTTCCAGCGTCATTGTGTCCTGACCCGACTGCCACGTCTCCGACCGCGGTGTTCACATTCAGCGTCACCGTAGTACCAGAGTTGTTCGCCCCTACCGTGTTCTTCGCCGTCGTGGAGTTGAGATTGCAGAGCGTATAGACGCCTAGCCCGACGCGGATCGTAGAGACGGATAAGGTGAGCGCGAAAGTCGCCGTCGTTCCGCTCGGCACGGCCGCGTAGACGACAGCGGACCAGTAGCCGTTCGTACCGTTGTTGTTGGTCTGCGCGACGGCCTGCGTCAGCGTCACGCCGGCAATAGTCCCCGAGACGGACTGATTGCTCGTGCTACCCGTGTTCACGCCTGAGAGCGCCCCGACAACCACCCGATTAGGGCAAGTCGCGCTGATCGCCTCGCTGGTGAAGCTACAGCTCGTGCCGCAGGAGGTCGTGTCGACGTTCTCGTTGAACGTCACGGTCTGCGGTCCGGCCGGCGGCGGGAGCGGCGCTACGCACGGGAGCGGGCCGATCTGCGCGCAACGCTGCTGACCGGCGAACAGTCGCAAGGTCTCCGCGTCGATCGGCGGATTAGCCGCGTGCGAGCGCGGCGCGAACATCCCCAGCGCGAGCACGCCGGCGAGCGTGAGGCTGCAGAGCCACATCGCGGCCCCGCTGATCTTCTCTCTCATGGGAGGTCTCCGGGTCGGGAGGAGCGCACTCTACTGATGCGCGTATATAGAATAGCCCGACGTACCGCCCGCGCGCCAGATGAAGACCGAGAACTTGTGCGTGTTCACGGTGTCGAGGGTCGCGCCCGTCGCCGAGCCGGCCGTGAAGCCGGAGAAGGTCACCGCGCCGGCGCTCGCGTTGTTCGTGATGATCAGGATGCAGGAGCCGTCGTTCGCCGGCGCCGTGATCGTGAAGGCGCCTCCGTTCGTGATCGACTGGATCGGCCGCGAGCCGGCGTCGATCGTGACGTTGCCCGTCGAGAGGGCGAGCGTCGTGACGTTCGCGCCGCCGGTCACGGTCTGGTCGGCGATGTTGAGCGCCGCCAAGGTTCCGGCGGAGCCCGGGAACGTCATCGTGTTGCCGCCGGACTGGAACGTCCCGGAGACGTTCAGCGTCCCGGAGAAGGTCTGCGTCGCGCTGTACGTCTGGTTCGTCCCGAGCACCGCTATGGTGTCGGTGACGCCCTGGAGCGTCAGCGTCGTGTTCGTACCCGCCGCGGCCGCCGGCTGGAGCGTCACGTTGCCCGACGTCGCGCCGAAGAACTTGATCGCGCCCCCGGTCGTCGTGTTCACGCCGAGGATGATCTGCGGAGGAGCGACCGTGTCGGTGATCGCGGCCGTCCAGGTGTTCGCGTGGCCGAGCGCGATCGAGGCCACCACCGCGCCCGTCGTCGGGCTGATGGTCAGCGTGCCGTCGCTGTTCGACACCGACGCGACCGCCGCGCCGCCGGAGCACGAGGCCCAGCCGAACGCCGTGGCGGAGGAGGAGACCAGGCACAGGCTTGCGCTCCCCGGGGCCGCCAGCACCGCCATGGTCGAGGCGTTGGAGTAGATCAGGCCGCCGTTCACCGCGGTCAGGTTCGCGCCCGAGCCGCCGTGCGCCATGTCGACGACGGAGCCGTTCCACGTCCCGGACGTGATCGTGCCGAGGACGTTCGCCGAGCCGGGGAAGGAGACGTTCCCGGCGCCGACGCGGATCGCCCACTGGTTCGTGCAGGTCAGGGAGCCGGTGCAGCTCGGGGAGTTGTCGACGTAGAGGCTCGCCGCGTCCGTCACCGTCCCGGCGGAGGCGTCGGTGAAGATCGGCCGGTAGACCGTGACCTTGTTGAACTTGGTCACGGTCGTCGTGCCGGTCAGCGTGGAGGTAGCCGCCTGGACGACGACGTCGTCGAGGTTCGCGCCCGACGCCGACGCCACGGTTCGCGCCACGGTCCACTGGTGTTGTCCGGTCCAGTTCGGGGCGATGGACTGGTCGAGGACGAGGACCACGTCCGAGCGGAGCGCGGTCGTCGCGACGCCGTTCGTCCCCGTCAGGTTGACGCCAGGGCTCGCCGGGTTGGCGAAGGCGGAGGACGTGAGCGCCGTCACGCCCCCGGAGGTCAGCGAGACCGCGCCGGAGAAGGGCTGCGTCACCCACTGCGTCCCGGAGCCGATCAGCACGTTGCCCGCCGTCGCCGTCGTCGACCCGAGCGTGACGCCGTTGATCTTCGCCACCGTCGTCGCGAAGGAGTTCGCGGAGGAGGTCACGTCTCCGGAGATCGCGCCCGTCTGGAGCGTCGAGCTCGAGAACGAGAGCGTGGCGCCGAGCGTGATCCCCTGGGCGTTGGCGAGGCTCACCGTCGGGTTGCCGACGAGGGAGGAGGCCGCGACCTGCTGGAACTTCGCGTAGGTGACGGCGTTCGCGGAGATCGTCGTCGCGACCGTCCCGACCGAGCTCGTCACGTCGCCGGTGAGCGCCGGCATCTGCGCCGCGTTCAGCGTCCCGGTCAGGCTCGCCGCGCTCGTGCCCGAGCAGAAGGCGCTCGCGTTCGTGAGCGCGGCGCAGTTCAAGGTCTGGTAGCTGCCGTCGCCCCGGAAGAAGGTCGTCGTGTTGTTCGGCCAGGCGGGGAGCGCGCCGGAGAGCGAGGCCGTCGCCAGGTTGATCTGCGCGGTGAGCTGCGCCTGGGTATACTCGCCGACCGTCGCGGAGTTGTCGTACAGCACGCGACCCGACACGCCGCCGACGATGGTCGACGTGTTGATCGTGATCGACGCGCCGGTCGCGACGGTCAGGACCGGCGAGCCGTTCACGTAGATGCCGGCCGCGTTGATCGTGTTGTTGCCCTCGCAGCCGCCCGTGACGGACTGCGGCATCACCACGCACTGCTGGCTCGGGAGGTAGACCTTCGCGCCGTTCACCTGCCACGGCGACGGGACCGGGCCTGGGCCCGGCCCTCCGCCGGACGGCTGAGCGAGGGCGGCGCCGGCGAGGAGGAGCGCGGCGAGCGCCGCCGCGAGGAGACGCTTCACCATTGGACCCCCGCGATCTTGTGGCCGCTCGTCGGAGCGTTCATCGACGTCGACGTCGTCTGACCGGCGATGACGTTCCAGATTTGGCCGGGCTCGATCCGGAAGGTCGTCCCGTTCCCGGTCGTCGTCGCCGGCGCGCCGGTCGGGTCGACGTAGAGCGGCTCGATGTTGCCGCCGCCGATCGCCTGGTCGGCCGCGTCGATCGGGTTCTGGATGATCCCGCCGTTCGGGTTCGCGCTGACGACGGCCACGGCGGTGCCGCCGGTGGTCACCTGGCTGGTGAGGGTCGGGACCGGGGTGACGCCCATCAGGTCAGCCCCCCCAGGCCGCGGTCAGGAGGTTGCCGGCCTCGCCGCCGGTGACCGTCATGCTGCCCGAGCCCGAGCCGATCTGGTCGAGAGACGTGATCGTCTGGACGCCGATCGCCGGGACGGTGACGTACTTCGCCGTCATCGAGAAGTGCAGGTTGTTCGAGCACCCCGCGCACGACTGGATCACGTAGTCGACCGGCGCCGCGTAGCCGCTCGCGGCCGACGTGCTGTTGTAGCCGATGCCGGGATAGAAGAAGGCGTTCGAGTTGACCGGCAGCGAGTTGTATAGCGCCGAGAGATACTGCTCGAGGTTCACCGCTTGACCAGGCAGACCGATCAGTATGCTCAGGCTGTTGGCGGTGTTGTTGTTGATCGGCTGGTAGGTCGTCGACGAGTCGACGAAGGTCCCCGCCGTCGTGTCCCCCGCCTTCAGGTAGATCGGCTGCTGGTTCCAGGCGTTCCAGTAGCACCGCTTCCGGCTCCGGCCGTAGGTCAGGTGCGACGTGCATTGACCCGCCGTCCCGTCCATCCAGGTCGAGGCCACGTAGGTCCCGCCGTTCGCCGGGACCGTGTAGGTCGAGGCGCCGTTGACGCAGCTGATCGAGACGGTGTTCGTCCAGATGCCGTTCGTCTGACCGACCTGGGCGGTACCCGCGCCCGTTCCGCGCGCGCCGGAGCCCGCGGTCGACGTCGTCCACGCCGGGCCGAAGCAGAGGGTCGGCGAGCCGGTCGAGCTGTAGGCGCCCGCGGAGGTCGTCGTGACGAAGACGTCGTAGATCGTGTTCGCGAGACGGCTCGACGGGATCGTGAGGGTGAGCTCGGAGAACGGCTGCTCGACGAAGACCGACCCGTTGTAGATCGGAATCTGGTTGCCGACCGCCGGCTCGTAGTAGAGCGCCGTCGCGGCGACCACGTCCCCGGTCTGGTAGATTTGGCCGGCCGTGCAGCCCGAGACCGGCGAGCCCGACGAGACCTGGCACGGCGTCAGGTAGCCCTGAGGAGGCGCGATCGTGACGACGGGCGTTCCCGCCGACAGGATGTCGATGAACGTCCCGTCCCACATGACCATGACGGGCTGGCCGCTCACCAGCTCGAAGCCGGTGAGCGCCTGGAGCCCGGAGTTCGTCAGCTTGCGGACGCTCTGCGCGCCGAACGGGGAGCCGGTGCTGCCGCTGATGTTGATCGTCGCCGGCCCGGTGTTCGTCGCCGCCGGGACGTAGACGAGCTTCACGCCGAGGAGGTCGGCGAGGTTCGTCGCGTTCTGGACGGTGATCGTCTGCGCGTTGGCGGAGCCCGCGCCGTTGCCGACCCACGTCGCCTGGTCGGCGAACTGCGCCGCGACGGGAGCGCAGGCGAGGAAGAGCGCGAAGAGGCCCGCGAGGGCGCGGCGGAAGATCGTCATGCCTTGTAGCTCCACTGGTTGCTCCCGTAGTAGCGGAAGTAAGCGCATTGGCCGTTGACGTTGAGGACCTGCTCGGTCGCGCCGTTGGGTCCCGTCTGACCGGCCGGGTAGCTGACCGTCACCGGCGCCGCCTGGAAGTTCCTGGCGAGATCCTCGATCGCGTAGAGCTGCCCGGCGGTCGCCCCGGTCGGGAGCGTCGTCGAGCTCGCCGACACGCCGGAGACCCGGTTCAAGCCGACGGCCCCGCCCGCGTCCGAGGTCGTCATCGTGAAGGCGCCCGAGGTCGTGACCTGGCGCGTCGGGTTGAGCGCCGCGCTCTGCTGCATCGCCGCCATCATGCCGGCGGTGACGAGGTTCGCGGCGAGGTCGCCGGCGAGCCACGAGAGCGCGACCGTCCCCTCCTGCGCTCGGACGATCGTGAGCGTGTCGCCCGACCGCGCCGTGCAGTAGCAAATCTCCGTCAGGAGGCCGGTCGCGGCGTCGTTGAAGGTGAGCCCGAACTGCTGCTGTGGCGGTCCGACGCTCGGGTTCGGGAAGAGCGCCCCCGTGCCGGCGGAGAGGGTGACCGAGGTCGCGACGTTCGTGATCGGGGCGGCGAGCGCGCTCGACGCATTGTTCGCAAAGACGAAGACGTTGCTCAAACCCAGCCTCCCCTCAGGTGGTGACCACGAACTGGTACTGGAACGGCAGCTGGAGGACGCCCGCCTGGATGGCCTCCTTTAGCACGTTCTGCAGCGGAAACTGATTCAAATTCGGCACGAAGCGCGTCGTCAGCGTGTTCAGCGGGACGCGGCTGTTGAAGCCGAATCGGTTGAGCAGAGACCCGCCCACGACCGTGCGCGTTCCGGCGTTGATCTTGATCGAGATGATCCCCGCGCCGACGGAGACGCTGATCGCTAGCGTGTTGTCGATGTTCGGGGCCGACCCGTTCGCGCCGGTGAGGAAGCGCATGACCCGCCGCTTCAGCCACCGGATGCTGAAGACGTTCCCGTCCCCCTTGTAGAAGTTCCACGTCATGATCCGCTTGAAGACGTCGTCCGAGGTCACCGTGACGTTCGTCGGGCCGATGGTCTTGCGGCGGTTCAGCGTCAGCGTGTTGAAGGCGTAGGTGTTCAGCGGGCCGACGACGTGGGCGAGCCCGGACGCCAGTGACGGCCGCACCATCCCGTAGATGCCCTGCGCCACCCAGTCGAGGAGCGCGCCGGTGATCGTCGGGCTCGTGTAGACGGGAAGCTGGACGTTCGCGAACCAGGCCGCGTAGACCTGCGCCAGCACGTTGTAGGCCCCCACGAAGGCCTCGAGGTCCGAGTCGTCGTTGTACTCCTGGTAGAGATAGGACGGGATCGTGGCGATCAGCGTCGTCGGGCCGCTCGGCGGGAACGTCCCGGGAAGAGGCTTCGGCGGGAACGGCGTGGCCGGCTGGATCGCGACCCCGGCGAACTTGTGGCCCTGCGTCACCGCATTGACGCTGACGCTCGTCGTCTGGTTGCCGACGAGGATGAAGGTCTCGCCGGGCTGGACCGCGAACGTCGTCGCGGTCTCGCGGAGCGCCGCCGGGTTGCCGCTCAGGTCGACGTATAGGGTCTCGACCTCCGCGATCCCCTGGTCGGCCGCGAGGTAGGGGTTCTGGATGAAGCCGCCGACCAGCGGACCCCACATCGCCACGACGGCGCGCCCGGCGACCGGAATCACGGTCGCGGCGGCCCTGCGGAGCGTGACGGGTGCGGGCGCCATCGCGTCAGGCCTGCGACACGGCCATGCCGGCCGTCGTCGCGAAGAAGTAGCTCTCCGGGTCCCCGAGGATCAGCGACGAGCCGAGGGACGGCGTGGTCGGGACGCCGTTGATCGACACCGCGAAGTTGAGCGCGGAGATTTGCGAGGACGGCAGGACGGAGGAGACGGCGGCGAGGAACGTGGCCTCGAGGATCAGGAGGCTCAGCGCGGCGCCGACCGTGATCGAGTTGACGTAGGCGGCCATGGCCGGCGCGGCGAGCTGCGCTACCGCCGCCTGGGAGGCGAAGTTGGCGGCCGTGGTCGAGTACGTCGCCGCGATCGTGAGGGTCTGCTGCGGCGGCTGGACGAAGACCACGACGATCACGTCCGGCGCGTCGTAGATGTTGATCGACTGGTTCCGGAGGTTGGGCGTCACGATCCCGCCGGAGACGTAGGCGGGCATCCCCGACGTGTTGACCGCGATGCTGAAGGTCTTCTCGGTCAGGACCGTCACCGTCACGTTGACGCCGTTCAGCGGCGTCATGCCGACGATGCCGTTCATCTGGGCGGTCTGCCCGGTCGTGTAGCCGTGGTTGAGGTTGGTCGTGACGACCCCCGGGTTCGCCTGGGTGATGCTCGTCACGAGGAGCGTCGACCCGACCAGGGTCGACACGTCGAGCCCGGACTCGAAGATCGCGCCCGCGACCTGGTACGGGTCACCGCCGCCGACGATGATCTCCCACGACCCGGTCTGCTGGCGCGTCGAGATCAGGCGTTGCTGCACCCCGGAGACCTGGCCAAGAAGCGTCTTCAGGAGCGTCGTCGACCCGGTCGAGACGGCCTGCCCCGCCTGCATGACGCGGGCGAGGTACTGCTCCGCCGTCTCCGCGGCCGCCCCGGAGGTCCCCGGCGTCGGGTTCGCGCAGCTCAGCGACACGGTCGAGGGGACGGAGGTCACGATGGTGGTGACGGAGTTCGTCGGGACCGCCCAGGAGCCGGTCGTCGGCGAGACGCAGAAGACGGTGACCTGACCGCTGGAGTTGGTCACCCCGTTGTCCTGCGCGATGTACTGGTAGGTCCCGTCGGAGACCACGAAGCCCATCGTGACGACGTAGCCCGAGAGCGGGGCCGACGTGTTCGGGTCGAGCGCCGTGAAGGTGACCTCGACCGACGTGTTCGACGGCGGCGCGGGCGCGGCGCCGGGGCCGATGTAGACCTGGCCGAGCTGCGAGAGGATGAAGAGGTTCGCCCCGTTCGGGCTGATCGAGTTGATGGTCTCGACGCGCGCGGAGTCCGCCACCGCGAGGCCCGCGACCTCGGTCGAGCTAACGTCCTCCACGAGCGAGCCCGGGAGGTTCGCCGTGTAGCCCGAGTTCGTCGCGAGGACGATCTGGATCAGGTCGGCGAGAAGCGTAGCCGGCGGGGTCGGCTGAGCGCCGGCCGCGGTCATGATGACGGGAATGTCGGCGGCCATGCGAGCCCCTCCTCAGCCGATGCTACCACGTCACTGCGGTATCTGCACCGACAGCGAGACCTTGGACCCGTTGTGCTTCGTCACGTTCACCTTGTAGGTCGGCGGGTTGCTGGCCTGCTTGGCGATCACGAGGTTGGCGAAGTAGGGCGCGAACTGCTGCTGGATCCTCGATACGTAGAAGTCCGGCTGCACCTGCTGGACGATGGTCGGCTGAGCGGGGAGCCCGCACTGAGCGTAGAACGGGGACTCGCCCAGGTTGAGGAGGAAGTTCTGGCAGAGCGTGGTCAGCCACACGTCGTCGTCGAAGCCGTTCGCGTCGGTCGTGACCTCCACCCAGTACGGGTAGCCGGCCGGCTGAGGGTTCCGCTTCGAGCCGTCCGGGTTGAAGGCGAAGATTCGTCCGTAGGTCCTCATGCTCAACTCCCCGGCGTCGGCGCGCCCGACGTCCCGCTGCCGGTCGAGACCCCGCCGTGCGTATGCGTCTTCAGCCCGACCTGGTCCCCGGTGCCGACGCCCGCGATCACGTTGCCCGAGGTCTTCAGGTCGCCCGCGTAGGTGCCGCCGGTCAAGTTCTGGATGGAGCCGTTGATCTGGAGGTTCCCGTTCAGCACCACGTTGCCGTTGAGCTGGATCGGGATGCCCGGGGGAGGCGTCCACGAGCACTCCGCCGTCGTCACCTTCAGGATAGCGGTCTTCGCGTTGTTGTGGAGGATCACGCCGTTCGGGCCGATCAGCTCCAGCGAGTCGTCGTCGATCGCCGGCGTCCAGTTCTTGTTCGCGAGCGGCGTCCACACGAGGCAGGAGAGGTTCGCGTGGCGCGAGAGGTCCGCCGTCCCGCCGCCGAGACCCGTCATCCCGCCGAGGTAGGCGTCCGCCGTCATCACCATGCCGAGCTCGCCCGGCTGGATCGGGAGGCGCACGTACTGGGAGCCGACCAGCGGCACGGTGATGGGCGGGAGCGTGTAGGGGGAGTTCGGGGTGGTAGTGATCTCGAACTTCACCGTGACGATCTGACCGACGCGCGAGACGACGGAGGCCGGGAGCGCCTTCCCGACCTGAGCGAGGACGCCGAGGACCTTCCGGTGACCGAAGGCCTCCAGCGAGCGCGCGATCGGGGTCTTCTGGGCGTTGTCGGCCATCAGGTGTTGCTCCCGACCTGGTTCGGCGCCGCGTCGATCACGGTGACCCAGGCGTCCGCCGACGGGTTACGGAAGTTTCCGACGTGCCTCATGCTGACCGTGAGGAACGTCCCCTGGAAGGTGGCCTGCTGGTTGAGGAGCGAGGAGGCCGCGGCCGCCGTGTTCGTCACGACCGCCGCCGGCATCTTGATCGACCCGCCGACGGAGAGGTCCGCGCGCATCACGGTCTTCAGCTGGATGCTCGGCGCCTGAATCCACGTCGGCTGGCCGATGAGATCCTGGAAGTTAATCTGCGTCGCGGCCGCCGGCGCGGCGGCGGCCTGCGCGTTGTCGAGGACCGAGATCACGTTGTTCGGCGCCGCCACGATCGAGACGCCCGCGTAGGTCGCCGTCTTCACGATGTCGAGGCTCGCCTCCCGGCAGAACTGCGCCAGCTGCTCGAGCGTCGGGAAGAAGCCGACCTCGTCGTACGGCCGCACGAGCTGCGCGCTCACGTTCACCGTGACCTTCTGGTTCGGGAAGGCGGTCGAGAGGCACGTCTGGAGCGCGGCGCCGAGCGGCGTCCCGGCCTTCCAGTTCAGCACGAGGTTCTTCGGCTTCGCGAGGGTGCCGAGGCCGCCGGGCTGGGCGGCGGTGCCGAAGCCCGGGACGATCACGAGGTCGATGTTCTGGTCGACCCCGATCCAGTTGCCGAACGCCTGGAAGATCGTCCCCTGTACGATCAGCCCGGCCTGGGCGGGGTTCGCGAGCGGGAGGCCCTTCTGCATCCCGGCGAAGATTTGGATGTTCTTGCCGTTGAGGTTGTTCGCCTGACCGATCTCCTGACGGCTGATCCCCCACACGCGGCAGAGCGCCTGACCCTGCGGGGTCGCCTGACCGATCACCGGGACGTCGAGCTCGACGTTCCACGCGCCGGGGAGCGACTGACCGTTGACGAAGGACGTGTAGCTCGCGCCGCCGAGGAGCCCGGAGAAGCCGGGCGGCGTGTAGACCTGGCCGCTGGATGGATCGCTGATTACGATCCTATAATACCGCATGCGAACCCCCGAACAGAAGGAACGCTGGAACGCCTACATGCGGGCGTACCGCAAGCGCAATCCTCCCAAGAAGACCGTTCGGGTTCTCACCGAAGAACAACGGCGGCGCGGGCGGGCGAAGACCAGCGCGTGGGCGAAGCGCAACCGCGACCGCCGGAGGGCGTACACCCGAAGGTGGCGGGAGGATCATCCCGGCGCGGCTGCGAAGGCGACGGCGCGCTGGCGCGAGAAGAACGCCGAGAAGGCGACGCAGTCCTCCCGGACCTCCGCCCGGAATCGACGCGCCGCGAAGCGAGGCGCGCCCGGCGCCGTCTCGCGAGAGGACGTAGCCCGCATCTTCAGGCAGCAGAAGGGTCGGTGCGCCTACTGCCCCCGATCGCTGAAGCGCGGCTTCCACGTCGACCACGTCCAGGCGATCACGCGCGGAGGAAAGCACGTCGCGCGAAACGTCCAACTGACGTGCGAGCCGTGCAACCTGAAGAAGGGCGCGCGGGACGCGGTCGAGTTCGCTCGGTCGCTTGGGCGCCTGCTGTAGCACTTCACGGCACCCCGATTCCGCCGCCGCGGTTCCCGTCGAGGTCGGGCGTGAAGACGCCGTCGCGCAGGAAGCCGTGGTAGCCGGGGACGAGGATCGAGGGCGAGCAGGTGATTCGCGGCGGCTCGCCGGTCACCGTCCAGCCGTCGCCGTTCGAGGACTTCGCGTCGACGCACCACTCGCGCCCGTTCGGGCACACGACGTTGATCGGCGCGCGCTTGTCCGACCACGTCGTCCAGTAATGGCGCGAGAGGTAGTAGTTCCGCTCTCCCGTGCCGAAGGTCCCGTCCGCGATCGCGGCCAGCGCGGCGGCGCGCCGGGACGCGTGCGTCGGGTCTCTCGGGTCGAAGTACCAGGGGACCAGCCACATCGCGCACGGCTTGACGACGTCGCCGATCGTCGCCCACCCGTACCTGGCGTTGTTCGCCGCCATCCACGCCGGGTCCTTCTCGCGCGTCCTGGCGAGCGCCATCCGCGCGTCCTCGGCGGCCGAGTGCGCCGCGTCGTCGAGGAAGTGGCAGGTCAGGCGGGGGTCGCTCACGGGGAGACCTCGAACTGTTTCGCCGGCGCCCGGTAGACGAGGGTCGACGTGAAGGGGTTGCCGGCCTCGTCGCCGAGCCCGCCCACGAGGTTCACGTCGTAGCTGACCGAGCCGAAGACCGTCGCCGTCCCGGGATCGGAGGCCAGCGGGAAGGTCAGCGTGGAGGGTCCCGTCGGGAGGCACTGGACGAGACCGTTGTAGCCCGACGGGGTCGCCCCGGAGACCGTCAGCATGACGGGGCGCCCGACCTTGTAGCCGTGCGGGGCGGCCGTCGTCGCCGTCGCCGTCCCGCCCGCCCAGGAGAGCGCGGAGAGCTGCTTGCCCGTGTCCGACCCGACGAGCCCCCGGGTGACGATCGGCGTCCCGTCCAGCGCCAGCACGTTGACGTACCACCGCTTGCCGAAGAGGTTCCACGTCGTCGTGACGTTGTAGACGGCCGTCACCGCCGGCGCGCCGTTCGGCGGCTGGCTGGTCAGCGTCGCCTGGAACTGGAACGGGGGCGACGCGACCCCGGAGGGCGCGAAGGGCGTGATCGTCGTCATTGCGCGATCGCCCCCACCGTCGGCGTCGCCGCGTTCGCCCCGGCCGGCGCGATCGCGGACGGCACCGCGCCGCTCGGGCCCGCGAGGCTCGCCGGGTTGCCCACCGTCGGCGCCAGGCCCGTCAGCGACGGGACGCCGTTGATCTGCGTCCCGTTCGTGATCTGGCTCAGGAGGTTGTTCTGCGCCTTCTGCGCGTCCTGCAGGGTGAGGAGCGGCCGGCGGAAGCGCCACACGTAGGTATTCTGAGCCTGCTTGCTCTGGAGGTTCGACCCGTCGACCAGGTCGATCATGACGCAGTTCGTGTAGAAGAACGACGGCGTCGCCACCGTGTACGTCCCGCCCGCCGAGTTGTGCTGCGCGAGCGTCGCCTGGAGCGCCGTCATCGTGGCGAGCTTCAGCGCGTAGCCGAGGTCCTCCTTCGCCGGGCAGATCATCCGCAGCGCGATCTGGAGCGGCTGCGCGATCGTCGCGTTCGCCGCGACCGCCTGGTTCGCGAAGGGGTACTCCCCGATCTGCTGGTCGATCAGCGTGCCCCCGGGGAGCGGGACGAAGTGCGCGAAGAAGTCGTCGAGGTCGAGCGGGTCGCCTCCGGAGAGGAGGCCGTCCACGAAGTTGAGCGCCTCCGTGATCGCGACGATGGGGAGCATCCCGCCGGGGATCGCGCCCGCGATCCCGCCCGTCAGGATCACCGGGGAAATCTCGAAGCTCAGCTTGAACGCGGTCAGCCCGGGCGAGATGCTCATGCCGCCATCCTAGTCGGCTTTGAGGCCGTTGACACTCACCGTCGCGTTGCCGCCCGTGTTGTTCAGGATTTGCACGACGAACTTCTGGTCCTTGTACTTGTCGTAGTGGCCTCGGTTCTGCTCGTGCGAGACCATCGCCGCGATCAGGCGCGACGTCGTGTCGTTGTCCCGGAGGTCGAGGTTCTGCCCGGGCGCGAAGCCCGTCTTCGCCGCCACGTCCTTGATGTAGGCCGCCGTGTCGTTCTCGCTCGGGGGGGCGTACTTCGTGATGATGTCGTTGATCGTGTTGAGGTGGTCGCGGTTCTGGTAGAGGCGTAGCTGCCGCGCGATCCCGAGGACGCCCGCCTCGTCCGACTCGAAGTGGCGGAAGCCGCCGGCCCGGTTGTCCCGGATGTTCCCGGGGTTGTGCATCCGGTCGCCGCCGCCGCGGCTCGACCCGAACAGGTTGGCGACCCGGTCCGCCCAACTCCCGCGCTCGACCTGAACCCACCCCCCGGCGGTCCAGCGCCAGCGCGGGTCGTCGCTCTCCGGGATCTTCGGCAGGAGCGGGTTGTTGTGGACCGCGTTGTGCCAGCTATCGGGGTCGAAGAACCCGGTGATCCTCTTGAGGACCTCGGCCATCTTGCCGACCCCCTCCGCGAAGTCCCTCACCTTCTGCTGGAACTCGTCGGTCCCGACGTACTTGCCGAACTTCTCCAGCGACTCGCCGAGGCCCGCGATCCACTCCTTCAGCTTCGGCGCGCCCAACAGCGACCCGACCATGTTGCTGACGCCGGCGGAGAGCTTCTCCAGGCCGGGCGCGAGCGCGGAGAGCCCGCGAATGAAGACCGTCTCGATCTCCGTCCCCGCCCGGCTCATTTGCGTGCTGAAGTCCTGCCACTTCCTCGCGACGTCGGGGGCGAGCTCGAGCCCGGGCCGGTCGCGGCCGTAGCTGCGGAGGAGCTGGCTGAACTCCGCGCCCGACGTGCTCCGGAGCCGCATCATGTCCTCGACGCTCACGAACTGGTCGAGGCGCCGCGCGGCGATCACCTGCGCGAACATCGCCGGGTTGGTCTGGTCGGCGATCCGCTTCAGGTTGCGCAGGAGCGCGACCCCGGTCGAGGCCGTGTCGCCGCCGATCTCCCGCTCGGAGAGGCCGGCGCCCATCAGCCCCACGCGGCGCGTCACGTCCATCTTCGCGCCGGCGACGGAGCTTAGGAACGAGTCGGGGTCGATCAGGCGGCCGAAGTTGATGCGGAAGGCGTTCTGACCGCCGACGGGGAGGCCGAGGCCGAGCGAGGAGCGCCGCCAGTTCGCCGCGGCCAGGCCGAGCCGCTCGATGCCGAAGAGGCCGCCGGCGCCGAGGAGGCCGGTGAAGAGCCCGGTCAGCGAGCCCCACTTCAGGAGCGACGTCGTCGCGTCGCGGATCTTGACCGCCGCGGTCGTGGTGCTCCGCGCGATGTCCCGCCACCGTTCGGCGATCGTGCGCGTGCGGCGGTCCGCCTCCTCCTGCGCCTTCGCCATCAACTTGGTCTGGACGTTCTGCGCGACCAGCGACCCGACGACCTTCTCCCAGGTCTTGCGGGTGCGGTCGACGCTCTCGTTCACGCGGCGCCAGACCTCCGGCTCCCCGGCGAGCGCGCGGCGGTACTTGTCGTACTCCGCCCGGAACTTCTGGAAGTTGGTGTCCCGGACGTCGATATCGAGGACGGACTTCAGCGCCATGGCCTCACCCCTCGCGCAACGACTTGATCAGGTGTCGTTGCCTGAACTCACGCGCGGAGGAGAAGGAGCCCCCGGAGAGCTTCTCGAAGCCCTCCGTCGCGGCGAAGTCTAGCGCGGCACCGACGCAGGTTTCCCGTCCGCGCGCGCATCGGCACCAACCGGCTGACCCGCAGTCGCAGGGGACCTCGCGCCAGAAGGCGCGCCCTGCGTCGACGTCTTCAAGGAAGCGGCCCACTCCGTACACGTCGACGACGACAGCTGCGCATCCCAGAGAGCGGCAAAGCTCGAAAGCATCGCTCCTCTCTCCGTTCGCGACAGCGTTGCTGACACGCACATAAAAAAAGCGATGACGTTCTCGACCTCCGACTTGTCCTCCCCGGAGAGCTGCCCGCGCTGGACCGCGACGTCGAGCGGGACCGTCTCCCACCCTCCCGGCGTCGCGGGGACGGCCACGTTCGTGCGCCGCCTGATCTCCTCCACGAGGAGCTTCCCGCGCCCGGGCGTCTTGTCCTCGTTCTCCCACGTGCCCTGGCGCTCCGAGATCGCGCGCAGGAGGCGCATCGCGTGGCCCGGCCCGGCCGCCGCGCCGAGGCCGTCGCTGAAGATCGAGTTGAAGGTCTGGCCGAGGAGCAGGAAGTCCCGGTCGATGATCTCGGCGGAGAGCGGCGTGGAGTGGACCCACGCGACGACGGTCTTCCCGTCGTCGGCGTAGATCGGCACCACCAGGTTCAGGCGGCGGTCGATCTTCATCGTAGCTTTCCCTGTTGAGGCGCGTCGTCAGTTGAAGAGGTTGTTGTTGACGACGTAGAAGCCGCGGCACGTCACGCCGTAGATCGGCGTGGAGCCGTTCAGCAGAAGGTCCCCCACGCTCTGGATGGACATGTTCTGGAGCTGGTACGGCGAGAGGCCGGCGCCGGCGGAGACGTCGGGGTAGACGGTGCCCGGCCCGATCAGCGAGAGGGCCTCCATCTGCGTCTTGTAGGCGTCGGAGAGCGGCTGCGTCCGCAGGAGCGCGATCACGACGCTGACCGCGAGGTACGGCTCCGGGGACTGGACCAGCCCCGTCATGGTGTCGTGCTGCATCGACGCCTGACCCTCGAGCCGGAGCGTGATCCCCTCCTTGTCGAGGAACGGCGCCGTCACGTTCAGGTCCGGGAAGTTCGTCCAGGTCACCGTCGCCTTGATGCGGTTCAGGATGCCCTGGTCGATGAGCGGATTGCCCATCTATGCCCTCCGTGGTCAGGCGAAGTTCGACGCCGTGATGTTGATCGTGATCGAGGCGAAGCCGCGCAGCGGCGTGAACGTGATGGCGTACCCGTTGTAGACGCCGTTCGCGTAGTCGCTCGGGTTCTCTTCCGTGTAGCTCGCGAAGGGGTCCGCGTTCACGACGGTGTACCCGCGGTAGGTCCCCGCGTCGAGCGCGGCCTGGTAGGCCTGCGCGCCGAGCTGCGTCTGCTTGATCGGGTTCAGCACGAGGCCCGCCGAGATCCCCGTCGACATGGTCGAGGTGATGTTCTGCTGGCCGCCGTTGATCCCGTCCTGGTCGTAGTCGACCGGGTTGATCGTGCTGTTCGCCCCGTTGATCACGTAGGCGTTCAGGTTCAGCTGCGCGTTCACCTGGACCCAGTCGACGGCGTACCAGTAGTTCCACGGCTTGCCGTCCATCATGTTGCCGCCGATCAGCGTCGCTTCGCTGATCCCGCCGGCCGAGCCCGTCCCGACGACGTTGATGTTCGCCGCGTTGAGCGTCGCCAGGAGCGCGGCGTTGCCCTGCGTCGGGAACGGCGTCACCCCGCTCAGGAAGCGGTTGTTCAGCGGCGGGACCTTGTTCGTCGACGACGGCTTCGAGTTGAGCGTCGCCCAGAAGGGCGCGGCGCAGGAGAACTCCGTCGCGGGGACGCCGGCCGAGGCG